ATTGTAGAGATATTGTTTAATTAGTGACATATGTTTGCTTGATTGCATCAGTCTTAAAACGTCTGCATAACTTAAACAGCAGTTTCAAATCATCCTTAATCACATATCGAAATGAGTCTGATTCGATCACGAACTTACCATCTTCCAACCATACTTGTGGAAGTTGTTTCTTGTAGATTGGGAAGTCAGTTGGCATGATGAAAAGATTTAGTAAAGAATGTGAAGCGATTAGTGTGAGTTAATCGCTTCAATCACCAACGAGTTTGAATCAGTGCGGAATTGAAGAGTTGTGGTTCTGTGTGCATATCAGTCACTTCATACTTGTAACCCTCAACACGACTATCAACCTCTTTCTCAAATGATTCTTTGTTGATATAAGACTTAGACTGCATTTTGTCGCAGAATGTGACAGTCTTATACATCAGACGCTCACTGATACTTCCATCAGCATACTTGACGGGATAGAAGTCAACAACCATGTGAGCGCCGTTTGCTGTGAGTTGCATTGGGTTGAATCCGTTTCTTTGACTCTTTAATAATACACGATTTTGGACCCTGTGCCGAAACCTTGTGCCACTTTGACCAACTGTCCACCAGCGGTGGCAAGGGATCTCGGGATAATATAAACTGATTTTTCCATATTTTTGTCTGTCAGGTGTGATTGGTCATCCCCGCAGCTCCCGATATGGAAAAAACACTAATTAACATTTAACCATCACACCATCCCATAACCTCACAACCTGGATCTGATAACATTTCTTCTTTGATACCATTTGCCTTACATACTTCCCAGTCTTCATAGGTACAATCACGGAGATACTTTCCGTCCTTATCATGCACTGAGGCATACTGCTGAATATAAAGATCCCACTTCAATCCTCTCTCTTTATATTCCTCATAGTAATCATCATTTTCATAAAGACCTTCCCAGTCAATAGGTTCAACATCCATGCCCCTCTCTAATCCATACTTATCCACACATTCATCAGTCAACCACAAATAACCAGAGTGATTCTGGTCCCAGTTGTAATACTCACCATCAACCTCATCTAACATGTCAAGGTCAGATTGTTCTGTTAAATCATATTCGTGTGTCATGATTGGTTCTCAATATATTGACACTCTGTGACTAACTCTTTACCAGTCCAGACGTAACGTTCAGGGTAACAACTATCACCATAGTCATCAGGGAAACCATCAACAATGGTGGCATATCGTCTTGCGCTAATATCAACAATACGGAGAGAATCGCCAAGACAATCGATACACAATGTCTTCACATATTCGTCCAGTTGTTGACCCTTAAAAATTGGATTGTCATACCAATAAGTGTCTAACTCTTCGTCACGTTCTTGTTCATAAATGCACCCATCTTCTAACTCAAACTCAAATGCTTCAATAGTGAAAAATTCACCCTTATCAAGTTCAATAATATTTGTCATAATTAATTGTCTAATTTGTTTCGTGCTTCTGGATTTACTTTGAGTTCTTCAATGAATGATTCCTTAGCAAGTTTTGGTGTATATCCAGGATAGAATTGTTTCATAAGTTGGGATGTGCCTAGACAACTAGGATAACCACCCTTAATCCATACTTCTTTCCTGTCTTCTAGGACAACATGATTGATTGGGAACTTACTCTGCTTCTCCATAAATTCATAGTCAGACATTTGAGAATCTCCCATTGTTGAAGTTTGCACGAGAGAATTGGAAGCGATCAACGAGTTTAAACACACCAAACTGATTGGTCATAACATATCCTTCACCACGACATTGGCGACCGTCAACATATGCTTTTGGACCATTGTTGCGGAATAACATCAACATATCCATCTTGATTGATGCAACTAACTGCCACAAACGCAGAGTATTTACATCAACTTCATTGGCATATGCAAGTGCTTCAAGTGTAATATCATCGATATTAAGACCTGACCGGATGATACCATTGAATTGTTTTTGAAGTGATGCAGATTCCTTAGAGTCCAAAAATTCACACGTTGTAGACATTTGACGAGCAAAATCTATCTTCTGACTGAATTCGGTGCGATCGAGTGACCAACACTTAGGATGGACCCATTTGACTTGATCGCTGTCTTTGTATGGGAAATATTGATATTGCAGAGGATGGGCAACAGCATCACGCAGATCTTTGTCTGCTGTGTAGATTGTATGCGGTGCAATAATAATAGTCTGATCGATTATCTCGTCAAAAACATATGTGATCGTGTTAGGGGTATATGTGTCATCACCTCCAATGCCAATAAAATCACCTTGAAGAATGCGATTCGTTCGTGGAAGATTAGCAAAACAAGCATGGAGAATGATTGCTACCTCACCAGAATGATTCTGTTCGATCTCATCATGTGAGTGATTGATCATGATCTTGACTTTGTTGAACACAGACTTTGTGCCAACAAAGAATTTACCATTAGCAGGATTAGTGCCCCAAACAATAGCAGGAGCACCGTCAATCTTAACTGATAGATGTGATTCTGCTGAGAACCAATCAAGAACAGAGAGATCACCTGTCAGAACAGAATCTTCTGGATGTTGGAGGTGTGTGTTTTTCATACTGTTAGTATGGCATGGAATGGGGTGAATTGCAAGGGCCCTTGTGACACTTCACACAACTGGCATAGGGGTGAGGTTGATTGGATTAATTGTATTATAGTCTGCCTTATTCTTCTGCTCAGTCACATTCTCAATGTCAAAGTATAGATCCATTGTTTCAACGGTGCCATTGTATTGACGAGAGAGAACATCATCCAATTTGGTACGATTCTTGGCACCAATCACATTATCAAACCCAACAACATCGCCAGCAGTGTTAAATCGTGGTGCAATACGTGGCAATACACTCACGAAGAGAATCTTCTCGATGGTGTTACAACCAGGAGCATAATAGAGTCGTGCTGCTTCACCAATCGTGGTATTTGCATAGTTCTTGATATTTTTGTTCACGTTGCTATTGATAGCCTTGGCAAGAATTGCCACCTTCATGTTATCATTAGCATCAAATCCTACGATGTCAATATCAAACGTGCCGCCGAAAGAATCTTCTTTCAGTTGATATTCAAACTCCCAACGATACTCTGCCATCTCAGGATTAGCGTTGAGAATCTCATTTAGCAGTGCTTTGTGCAGTTCATCTGTGCGCTTACTGCTACGAACATTCTGAAATGAAGTAGTCAGGAACTCGGAGAGAAATGGCATTGGTGTTTTGTTTGTTGATACTATCATAGCAGCACCCTCACCCTGTTGCATAGGTATGGGCTCCGGTTTGCGGACTGGCACAATCATTTGCCTTGATGTTCAATAATAACTTTCATTCCTTGAAATCCATGTTCATCAATATAAGGAATAAATTGTGGTTTCATAGAATCTTGCCATGTGATATGCAATTCCATTTTTTTCTGTGCCACCACAGTATTGCCTCTTGATTTATCTTTACCAAAACCACAAGAAAATGATTTTTCTTTGATACGAAGAACAGAGTGATAACCTGACATGATTAACGTCTCACCACACTGTCAAGCATCTCACCTTTCTCGAAGACGGTATCAACAACCGACTGCAATGCTCGCTCGGTAGCTACACCAACCTGAGAATATACAGGCACGACACATAAACCAAACGTCTTAGATTCGTTGCCTGTACGCAATACACGACCGATAGTCTGTGTCATCTCAATCACATCCATGTTACGAAGGAAGATGACAGTTTCCAGTTCGCTGACGTTGATACCCTCAGAGAGAATGGAACGATGCAGAACAACAAACTTTTTCTCAGGATCGCGACCCCAAGCATTCAACGTCTCGAAGAATACCTCACGATTGACTTTCTTACCATCAACAACTGCACCCGTCTTCGATGTGATATAGAGGCACGAATAACCACGAGTAGCAAGATCTTTGGCAAAGTCAGTGTGTGCCATCAAGTTGATGAGTTGACGTGAAGTCTTAACACATACTAGAATCTTCTTGGTGTCAGTCTCATCAATTGTATCCATCACGTTCTCTGAATCAGTCTCACATGAAATCATCCGTGAGTTCTTGTGAATATCAAACATCTTTGCTTGAATACGAGGAGGGATGATGTATCCACCTTCGACTAACTCAGGAGCAGAAACACGGGCAATGATTTGACCATAGACTGCCTCATCATTCATGCCTGGTTTATTAATAGTGATCGAAGTCTTGCGCGTAGCTGTGAAGAAGTAACAACGATCTGCCTCATAAGAGAAAAACTCAGTAGGAGGAAAGAAGTTACGCTTAACGCTGTTGTGTGCCTCGTCAAAGTATATTGTATTCACCTCAATATCTGCCTCCATGATACGATGGAGAGAATTGTATGTGGTGAAGATGATAACGTTCTCACCCATACTACGAGCACAACCTGCATACAGGTGAATTTTATCTGCCTTAGTGGTGTTAGCATAACGTGTTTCACCACTGTGAACGTGCATCACATGCAGATATGGGTCACTGTTGTTAGGATCAATGACCTCCATAAACTCGCTGCAAAGTTGTTCAGCAAGAAGAATACGAGGAGCAACAACAACTGTGGTGGTGCCGTTGTTGATACTATCCAGACGATTCTTGGTGTCTGTGATCATGCACATTGTCTTACCACCGCCAGTGGGGACAATCACCTGACCCTTGTCATAAGCAACCATACGATCGACAATCCGTTGCTGATGAGGACGCAATTGCATGGAAATCTCTGATATGAATATAGTATGACATAAAAAAAGCACTCTGTCAAGAGTGCCCGACCAGTTCATCAACTGTCACATATCTATTACATAGATGATAGCGTTTCTTGTTGTTTTAAGTATAGTTTAACCCAACATCGTGCCATATTCTTTACAAGTGCAATATCTTCAATCTTTTCAATGTCACGTGAGATCTTCTCGTATTCAAAACTCTTAGATGGTTTATCTAAGGTAATGTCATCAGGATTCATGAGATTAGTCCTTTGTTCATAGTTATGTATCCTTTTTTTCACAGTAATCATATACAATTTCAATCTTTCTCCATTGATGTGTCTTATTGCATCCAGTGTAGCGTTTAACATCACCATTCAAAATAGTTGCAATGTTATCCAATTGCATATCTGCGATCATCAATGATGTTTCTTGATCAAGTTTTTTCATTGTATTCTTTGTTAGTTTTGAAGTATAGTTTATAATATGTTTTTTTCATACTATTGATGGTGTCCATGTCTTCTTGGAATCCCATGTATTTGAGGAGTTGAGAAGATCCTTCCAACTCACTGATGAGTCTTAGGATGTTAGCAGGGTGACGTTCTAGCCCTCCAAAATCATATTTACTCATAGGATTCTCATCACCCTCAACAAACAGAGTCTACACATAAATTAGAATTTTGTCAAGAGGATGTAAGTTAAACGTGTTCCCCAGTTCATTAATGCCATGAACGACAGAATGAACAGTAGTTTTTGATTTACAGTCAAAGAGGTGATTATATACTTCGCACAGTATAAGACCCCACACAGGCGATCTGAGCGGGGTCTGGTACAGTTATTTGATTGTCACATCAAGTGATATTAATTACTCCACCCATTGCAGCGTGAACAGTACATTGATAATATAATGTACTAGGAGTTACAAATGGAACTTCGAAGATTAACACTCCATTTGATACATCATTATTAGTCACTCCAACGTTCCATTGTGTACCAGTAGAACCATTTGTTGTGCTTTGAATACGGAATGGGTGTGCTCCCATCTTATTCTCAAACATGTAAGTTTGTCCACGTTTGAGATATAATGTAGGATCATTAGCTGTTGAATGACCAAAACCAGGACCGGTGAACACATAATGATCAGTTCCTGATGCTGCTAATACCCAACGCATCGATGCAGAATATGAATTATCACCGTAATATGTGGTGATTCCAGCATCAACATGCGCCGTAGCAGTTATAATACCAGAGACCTCAATTTCTGTGGCGGTCATCTCACCAACAGTAGTAATACCAGCGTATAGACTTCCTACTTCTAAGTTTCCGCTGATATCAGCACTAGCGTTCACATCTAACGTGTTACCAACAGTTGCAACACCAGTTGCATTTAATCCAGTGACAACAATGCTAGGAGATCCTAAGAATCCGAAAGAATTTGCTGCTTGTGTAGAACCTGTTGCGATTCCAGTAAGAGTACCAACAAAAGACGTGGCAGTGACAACACCAGTCACACTAATACCACCATTTGTAGCAGTAACAAAACCAACAACTTCGATACTATCAGAAGCATTGATTTCTGTGGAAGTAGTAACACCAGAGACATTCAGATGTGTCAGGTTTGTTTGACCTGCAACCGATGCAATACCAGAGGCTACGTTAAGATTGGACAGCGTAGTTTGTCCAGCAACAGTAGCAATACCGCTAGAAACATTCAGGTTTGATAATGTACTTTGTCCGGTCACACTTGCGGTGACAGCACTCATTGTGCCGGTTAATGTGACAGCAACACCTGTTAATGGACCACTGAATTGATTTGCAGTTAGTATACCAGCATTCGTATTAGCTAGCGTAGTCACACCAATAACCACCAAAGATGATGATCTTGGATCAGCAGTAGTCACACCAGATGTGATAGTAGATAAACCTGCCGCTGGGTCAGTTACATTAAACGTATTATCAAAGTTTAATTTAGTGATAGCACCGAGAGAGTTACCTGCTCTCAGCACAGTTACACCAGAACCAACAGCGCCTAAACCGGTAAGACCGGAAGCGTTACCGATAAAGTTGAGAGCACTAATAACACCAACACAATTTACATTACTAGCAACATCTAATGTTGTACCTTTGGTAATAGATCCTGCTCTCAGGTCAACACCATCAATGCCAATAGCATCAGTATTGCCAAGTTTTGCTAATTCTCTTGCTCTTGACATCGCACACAATTAGTTTCTAGTTATTTATAGATGGCAACACTGCTCCACACTTTTCCATCAACATATAAAAGTTCCACAAAGTTTCTACTTCAAACTCATGAAACGTTTCTTTATTAATAACAATTGTTGGAATTCTTGGGTGCTTCTTTGGTGCAAATATAAAAGCATGTTTATACTCTAATGCTTTTGCAATAGGAGAATCTAACCTAGTTGTAACACCAATCAGAAGATCTGCATTTGAACCATACATATCAATCCATTTTTTATGCCATCCATCATCACCACCAAGTGCAGTCATATGAATACATTCAGGTGCAAAACAAAACTTATTGAGATGACGTGACATATCACTGGCAGCATGTTTCGCAATGGCAAGATTGCCACCATTACCAATCACTGCAATCGATTGTGCAGACTTTACATTATCAATTATTGTTGAAGAAATCATCGCTATGGATTGCCTTGTCATCAATGTACAAATCTCCTGAATATTTACCTAGGAATAGTTTGGTATATTTACATCCCCACTCTTTCAACTGAGTTTCTGTTAGTCTACCATACTTTTGTTTTGCACGGTTCATTGCTTTCTCATCAAAGTTTCCCTCTGGATTATTCTTTGTACCCATACCTCTGGCAGTCATATACACAATCTCATGACCTTCATCATATAATTTGTTTATCTTTTTAATGCGACTATAATATACTTGACCTGATCCAAAGTTGGGACCATTGAAATGCTCACAGATTGTGCCGTCAATATCAACAATATATCTCATGATAGCTTTGCCTCAACAACAGGAACATCAGAGGGTCTATCAACACCATGTGTGCGATATGGTAGTGTAAATGGAACAACAGGAACTTTGCCAATAAATGCAAACGTATCCAAACCTTTCCATGCTTCTACTAATCCTAAGTCATAATCAAAGAAATTTGTAATTGTATGACGATCATACACATAAACACCTGCCATTCCTTTGAGATTATCACACATGACCTCAGGAACACGTGTCAAATTAATCACGTGACCATTGTTTACCACTGCTTTGACTACATCAATATTATCAATATCATCAAATTCCATATCATAAACTGCTTGCACCATCTTATGCTTACCTTTTACAGCGAAATCAATCATATCATCTACCATCTCTGGCAAAATACATGGTTCATCACCTTGTAAATTTACAAAATAGTCTGCTTCAAGATGTTGCGCTGCTTTTGCTACTCTATGTGTGCAGGAATTATATTTTGGTGTCATCATAGAGTTATAACCTGCTTCTAATACGCAGTTATGAATCTCCCAATCTTCTGTTGCAACCACAATATTATCAATTAACTGTGATTCTTTGGCAATATCACATACACGCAGGACAAGTTCTCGTCCTAAAATCTTTCTAAGTGGTTTTCCTGGATATCGAGATGAACTCATTCGTGCAGGAATGATACATGTAATCATAGTTCAGTAATGAGTTTCTTTACAGCGGGATGATACTCCATTGTATCATAGATTTTGCATTTTGCATTCAATTTATCTAGTGCTTTATCTTTGGAATACAACTCTAATGGCACAGCAGCAGGTATAATAGTTCCAGTAGAGTTGCCATAAAACCAATCATCCCAATGTCTACCATGTTTTTCAGTCATTATATTTGATCTGAAATTAAGCATATACAATGATTCTAATAATTCGTCAGGTGTCTGTCTTTTATGTGGACACAGGAATAACTTAATCATACTCATAATGATATTACGATCATCACACCTGTCTATCCACAAATTTTCAAATTTAGTATGAATATCTTCTAACTTAGCGTAGCTATTGACTGAACTCGTTCCTGTTTCATAGTAAATATTCCCTGCGTCATAGTAACGAACATGAGCACCACTATAATATGCGTACATGGTCGCAGATGTAAACATTGGAAAGTAAAATGCCTGAAATTTTCCCATTGCAACAGCAAGACCCAATTGCCATTCTTCTACACCAGGATCATCAAAAATACTCATGATATGTAAGTTTTTCAACCCCTCATATGCAAAAGCATGATACCATTCTTGTTTTTGTTCTGCCGGTGCCATTGCAACAACAGGTCTAGGTGCATTTTCTACTAATGTTCTAAGAGCATCATAATTTACCTGATTAAAATCAACACCGGTTGCAACATCAATCTTAGGTAGAAAGATACATGTTCCCTGTCTTTCTTGTCTTGGCACAAGTGCATCAGCGTACAGGAATGGACATGCACCTAGATGAACATACTTATCATGCTTAACAAGTTTATCAGGAAGATATTCACTCCATGCGTACACAGTAGAACACATAAAGTCAGCATAAAATTCCTGCCGCCCCATTGTTTCTGTCTGGACACCAGGAATAAAATTATAATCTAGATATTGATCTGTTCCTGCCCAATAATTAAGAATCTCTTTCGTTCCAAAACGACTCATAATGTCTTTTCGTCTGTGTTGAACAGGTCAAGCATCTCTTTCTTCGTTAAGATCTTCTTACGATAGAATACCTTCAACATCTTATTCAATTTTCTATTCAAATTCTTCTGCAACTTCATATCTTCACCGTCCCAATCAGGATTGAAACGCCACCCATCCTCTGGATTAAACCTATATTTTTTCTGATACCAATTCTTTGGCTCTTCTACATTTTCGTGCAACACATAATAATGTGGCAACTCAGAAATCATCTCATCTTTAATCCACCACTGTCCCATGTCGTCATCAAAACGAATGGGAATAAAGTCTGGAAAAAGATATACGCTCTCTTGTAACTCGTTGCACAGCGTCTTCATATTCACCAACAATTATATGTGTATTATATATCAGTTCAGTTGGAATGTCAAGAAGATACTTTCAGTTAAGGATTCACAAGCAGATACCCATTAATCTCCATACCCTCCATATAAGTTCTACCACTACCAGTGCTGGTTACCAATGTCATCCGGGTGAAACTTCCAGATACATCAAAAGTATGAATTGAACCAGAAGATGAAGTGTATGTAACACCACCAATTGTTACAGTACAAGTTGAATCATATGAAGTTTGTGCATAAACTTTAACTTGTTGAACAGTTACTGGTGTAGAAAGAGTCATTGTAACCAATACTGCGTTAGCACTGGTTCTTAATCTGTTTGGATCACCTTGGATTAATCCATTAAATGCCAAAGCTGGTGATTGATCAAAAGTTCCAGAAGCTACTGTAAACAGCGAAGACCAAGTTTGACTACTGGGATCAATGGGAGCAAAACCTGCACTCCTACCTAAGTTACTTCCAACTCCACCACCCATGCCGAATAGAGAGAGAATTGGTGCTTCTTTTATATTCCAGTTAAACATGGTATCAAGCGAAGTTAGAAACGTTACCTAAAACGGTGAAGGCAGCACTACCAGTTTTGATGACTTGGTATGTATATAGATCTACACCAGCAGATCCACCCTCCGATGGATCAGATCCACCATTCCAAAGAACAGGGAGTGTGGCACCAGCATCAATTCTAGCACCAGTAGAGTAACCAGCAGCGGCAGCAGTTGTGATTACATTGACTGAGAATGTTTGACCAACTGAGAGGTCAGTGTTAATACCAGCAGTTGATGTAAAGTTTGGAATTCCAGTTGTTGACTCAGTAGTGGTGAAGTAGTGTGCCATACTGTGATCAATATTGATCGTGGTATTATCACTCAACTTACCACTAATAATATTGACTCCTTCTCTCAGGAATCCAGTGAACCCTACACCAGAGTTTGCACTAATCTTTCCACTAAATGTGGATGTTCCACTAAATGTGGATGCAGCAGAAACATTAACGTTTGCTAGATTAGTTTGACCAGAAACTGTTGCAATTCCACCAGTAACTTGTAATCCATCTCTTGCGGTGATAAGACCAACAGAATCAATGTTAGTTACATCTTCATAAGTTAATGTTCCAGCGATTGAAACATTACCAGTAAAATTAGCATCTGTTGCAGTGACGATACCTGATGCATTAACATGTCTTGCGGTCAAATCTTGACTCAAAACAAGTGCATAACCAGTCGCCCCGATACCTAATCCAGAAGCAGATCCAGCATTAATTGCTGTTCCGCTAAACGTATTAGCAGTGATAATCCCGATACCAGTTCCATCGATGGTAACATTGCCAAAATTACCTCTTGACGTAGCTGTAATCACACCAGAATTACCATCAATAGTAATCCCTATGCCAACGTCAATTGGTTGAGATGGATTGGTGCCAATACCCGAACCAATATTTGCCAGATTAGTTGCTCTTGTTATCGCCATTGCTGACACTAATTTTCTAATTATTTATCAGCTGATAATCTCTTTAATATCAACCATCTGTTTTGGCAATACATTAAATGATAGAGAATATCTCTCCGTAATATCTATGTTCGGTCGGACAGAGTGTGATAAACCAGAACTAAATGTCAACAACATACCAGTTCTTGGTGGAACTGTGTAATGTGGAGTGTTAAATGCATTATATTCTGAGTGTCTGAATGGTAGTGATACTTGGTGATATGAATGAGATGATCCCATTGCTTTATCGTTATGGAAAATAATATCTCCTGAACCATCCTCAGCATCGATGTAAAGAACACCACTAAACAATGATCCTGTATGATTATGCATCACAGTATGATGTCCATGATAATGTCGCAAGACCCAAGATGAACTAATAACAAATTCTATATCATCATCTATAAGATAGACTCCCTTAGACAATTGTCTCACACTGTTGAGTATCTGCTCTTTGATCTGTATAAATTTTTCTGAATTTAAAATATTCTTATCGGCCGACCAATCACCGTTTCCAATATGTACCGGTTCATAGTCAATCCTTTTCACATAATCTTTTAAATCATCCGATACTTCAAGATGATTGACTAACAGTGGAGTGGAAAAAATAGGGATAACTTCACTCATGAGATACTCACATTAAAAGCAACTGAAATTCTATCTTCATCGGAATCATTTTTAGTTACAGAGTGATTTAAGTGCGATGGAAATAATATCAAAAGACCTACTTGTGGTTGCATGAAGAACCAGTCATACAACGTGTGTTCTTCTTTAAATTTCTGAGAGTATGCTTCCAATAGTTTACCCTGTGTAAAACTATTGGGAGATTCAAAAACAATATTACCACTATCTTTCGGAACCTTCAACCATAAGACACCAGATAAATCACATCCAGGATGATTATGAGAGTGGTTATAATTTCCTGGGTTGTTAATATTAATCCACATACTATTCATCTTCATAGTCGAATTTTTATTAAAAATTTCTCTATTATTAAAAAATTCTTGTAGATATGAATGTATTACTTTACTGATAGGATTATCAACACCATGATAATCATCAAAGGATTGCCAACCACCGGCATTTGATTTCTTCACACCCTCACTTATTTTACTCTCTTGGTATGCATATTGAACCAACTCATCAATATTAGGTATATCGAGATGTATGGTATGAATTGGACATGGAAATGTTAAGAACATAAGAAAGTAAATACACAAACAAATCTAAACTTACCAGGAGATGGAAATATATTTGTGTGAAATTTATTCCCATCAAACAATAGTATCTTACCTGCTTTTGGTGTGACTCTTTTGAACACACTCATACTTTCCCCATCTTCAACACTTAAATGTGTTGGACCATCAGTATATTTTTTATCAAAGATGATTGTATCTCCATCACAGTCGTTCAGGTACATTATAACAACTTTATGATCCTCAGTGTAATCAACATGTGGTTCAGAGAATACAGTGTCATGATGAATAGTAGAGTTCACACATGCTCTTGTCACACGTTCTACACTTATTTGATACTTATAACAAAAATTTAGTAATATATCATTGAAAAAATCAAAGAATACAGATTTCCTGACACCATCAAGTTCCTCTCTGGGCATCAATGTATGACTGAAATATGGATATTGTTCAGTGGTATATGAATGACGATAATATAGAGGAAAATCTGCGTTTTCTAATACATGATGATTAATCTCTTCTAGTACATCAGTCGGTATACCAAATTCATCCTCAATAAAAGTCATGGATTATATTGTAATGCGATTGACAATCTACCGAAATCATTCATGAATGGTGTTGGTGGCAGAATTTTATGTGGTAATTTCCCATTAAAAATAACAGCTCTACCAGGTTTTGGTCTCACAGTTCTACCACCCTTAAACGTAGTTCCAGAACCCCAGTGCCATTTCCATATTGGATTGATATAAAATATCACTGTGCTACCCCATTCATCAGTATGATATTCAAAGTGTTCATGTGGTTTAATACAATTAACAGTAACCTTATACAAATTTACTGTATCTGGAATTCTTCTTTCCTTCACTCTCCGAGTCAAAAAACTAATCATGGGATCTTCATCCATGATGTCTTTAAGTTTAGGTTGTCTAATTAAATTGCCAAAAGACATCCTCTTAACTTTTTGTTTCTTATAGTCATCACTCTTATGCCAAACAAAATCATCACTACTCACGAAGTCATAAAGATTTTGATTCTCCTTACTACTTAATATATTGTCAATAACAGTAATCATAAGAAACTTAACCAACTAGAAGTAATATATTTGGTCTCAGTAGGTGAGACTAGTCCTTTGTGTGCATGTGTCCAGTCTGAGGGCCAGATAACAAGTTTTCCCTGTCTTGCTGTTATCTTTTGATCTTGATGAGCAAAGAAAGTTTCTCCACCATCTTGAACTGTGTTCAAGTAAAACATCCACACCAACATTCTAGCACATGTTTTGAGAGATGACCTCTCACAATGCAATCCATGATATGCCTGATTAGCATTATAGCGTTTAAATGAAATATTTTCAACCTGTCCATATCTACTCATAGTCTTTAAAAAAGGATATCTCTTTTCGTACTCAACTAAACCCTCCTGCACTGCTTCAAGAAGAGGATTCATTTGATAGTATTCTGGGGTGAATAAGACCTCTGTACAATCTTTTACAGATGGATTTAACCCCCCAATTGTCTGACCCTGATGATGATATGCTTTATGTCTTTCAAATAATCTAATCAAATTTTCACAATCTACTTGTGAAAGTGCATTATGTTTTTCAAAAATCATGCAGGTCCGTTAATATACATTCTACCCTGGGTGCCGACATTACCAGCACTACCTCTTATCGGATCAGGAGCATTAGCAACAGATGTTCTATTACCACCTTGATTTTGTGGTGTTCCTACTGATGGATGAATATATGTGCTTCCACCACCACCACCTGTTGCAGCAAGACAACAAATATCGGGTCCACCTTGACCTCCCCAATATCCAGAACCTCCGCCAGAACCACCACCATATCCTGCGCCAGGACCACCTTGAAGAGGCCAAGATGTATATCCAGGACCACCTCCACTGGTGCTTTGATAACCACTTCCAGGTTGTCCTGATGTACCACCACCAGCACCTGCTACCTGACCTCTACTACCATCATCTGAGTCAGTTGCACCACCACCACCAGCAACGATTCTAGCATTTGGTTGTGATTTAGAGCTTACAAAAATGCCATATGCACCACCACCAGGTGATGGACCAACAACACCAAAGTTTGTTGCTACTGTGAGAACATCACCAGCAGATCCAGAAATATATCCACCACCAAAACCACCAGCAGCTGCTTGTGGATATTGAGGAGATTGCTGTCCACCACCACCCCATGCTCTAATTCTGAGGTTGGTAAAGTCACCAATAGCAGTCATATTGAACTGAGTTGCTCCTTGCTGGTTATAAGCGGTTGAATTGAAATCAAGTTCACCAGGTCCAGAAACACCAGCTGGAACAGAGAATACACCAGGAGTTCCTGATGAAAATACTTCTCTCCATGTTCCACCATCTTTAATGTGAATAGTTGAAGAACTTCTCCATGTTCCACCATCTTTAATGTGGACTTCGGAAGATGTTCTCCAACTTCCACCATCTTTAACTGCGGTATCTGCCATAATTAATAGAAATAAGGTGCGGAAGGTTCTTCGGGATAGAAATCTCTTGTGGCGATCTCTGCCCTAGTATATACTGAGATGTCAGAGATCGTGCCAGGAAGATCTCTTAATGTTTGACGATATGACTTCATTGCTGTGGAGATACCAACTCCACGTTCTGTGCCCTGAGTGATAATCCAATCAGTATTCTTCATCAACAAATCACGTGTCCCTCTCAGAACATTCCACTTCTCAGTGTTAAGATCATCAGTGTTATAACGAGTAATATCGTATGCTTTGGTTACAGTCAAAGCAGAATGATCATATACCCAGTCAGTATCTTCTTTCTGAACTTTTAATTGTACTGTATCTTCATCAGAGATGGTTGGTTCTTGAACAGTATATGTCTTCCAAGTAATAGTATATGTCTTATCATCCTCACTCTTTGTCCACTCTGCAATAGGATTTTTAATATAAAACTCACTATCGTTAGATGTTGGAACATCATTCCAATTAGTGACATATCGCCACTCTTCATTGTGATAAAGATAGTCATCATCAACAAAAGCACCATTATCATACAACCAACGTGGATGTGTTCTGGTTGTGCCGTAATTGGTTACATATCTTTTTCTCTCCTGAGCAATATTCCACTCATCCGTTTTAGTGGGAATAGTATCAGGGAACCAATATCTCTTATCGGTATTTTCTACCCAACTTCCAGCAGTCATGCGTTAATTTCCTTAGTAGATGTAGTATATATCTCCGTCAGCACCACCAGAAGGTGATCCACCGGATTGAACAGTTCTTGCACCGATGGCATTTTGACCAACGGTAACACCATTAGCAGTGAGAATACCTGAGACTGCAAGTCCGCCGTATCCATGGATGGTGATTCCTGCACCGACATTCATCACGTTTCCAGATGGATTGATGGTAATCGAATCAGTTCCGAAGGTAGTGACACCAGTAATTCTTGCATCACCATTAACAACAAATTGAGTTGTTGCTTGACCAACAATTACATTAGCAAATGTTGATACGCCAGTAACAGATGCTGTATCAGCAACTAATACAGATCCCTGAGTGCCAACACCGGATAGATTTGCTCCACTACCACTGAATGAAGTGGCTGTAACAACACCAGATACTGAAATTCCTGAACTAAATGTTGATATTCCAGCAACAACAAGAGTGCTGGTATTTACGTTATCAGTAGCTGCGATACCTGTAAGTGCAGATCCATTACCACTAAATGAGGTTGCTGTGATGACACCAGTTACATTTAAGTTAGCGCCAGTAACACCCACCCCAAGATATCCGGATAACTGCGTAGCAATGCCTGCTGTTGTTGCAAAGGTAGCAATACCTGCTGTTGTTGCAAAGGTAGCAATACCTGCTGTTGTTGCAAAGGTAGCAATACCTGCGCTGGTTGCCTCAGTAGACATACCAGCACGAACTGCTTCGGTAGCAATACCAGCTGTTAAAGTATTACTAACAGAAGCATTCAGAGTTCCTGTTATACCTAGGTCACCGGAGACTTGAAGATTACCATTAATTGTAGAATCACCATCACCAGAGATGACATCCTCTCTCTGAAAATTTTCAAAAATACTAAATTCGAGAATATCATTTACACTTGCTGCTTGGGTCAAAGTGACAGTAACAGCATCTAGTGCAACAAAGTCTCTCTGACCAACTAATTTGATACCGTTTCGATAAACATCAACGGCGTTAATACTATAACCACCTGGAACAATAAAGTTCTTTTGACCAGCAGTGGCAACTACTGAGATCTTTTTATAATTTTGAGTTCCTGTTAAGGAAGTCTCTTGCCCTAGGTAACCCATTTTATGATGATTTTTTAGTTATTTATCGAGCGGCGTCGTTATAACACTGAGCACGTTGACCATCCGCTAAAACATAATGGAAGAAAACCTGATGGTAATATGTGTCATCTTGTTTTCTAGTAATCCAATTCTTCAATCGATCACGTTTACGTTTATATCGAGATTGAAGTGGATCTCTCCAATGAGGGCGCTCGCACCCCTTATATAGGAGACCATCACCAGATCTCAAACATAAGGAGGATTCTATACCCTGAACTGATTTGATTTTAAATGGCCAACACTCATCAATGTTACTGCTAATGTGAACACTCACAGAAATTTCACATGCGTCTCGATCAGCATGTTTCGTTAATTCTTGGCCAGCAAAATAAAAACGATCGTAGTAATATGTGTTATACAGTTCGCGACCAATCACTGATTCTAATCTCTTTCTAATCCCACAATGAATTTCTCTATATTGTGGATGAGTATAAGTTGCCAGAGATCCATCAACTTGTTCTTCATCTGAAATTAAATTGTACTGATCCAGGTTCCTACCCCAGTAGTTTATTTGTCCTCTAACCTCTGGCACAGGTCGATATAATTCCTCTGCTCTCCAAAGATTTTTTAACACTAAATATCCATTCTTATCAAAAGATTCATTACGAGTCCATGCAGTTCCCGCACATCTTTTCTCTTGATTTAACAATTCTTGTTCTGTCATAATCATTTATTTCCAGCGAGGGCCAACAGTCCATCCGACGATAGACTTACGAACACCACTCTTAACTTTAAGAACACGATGTTGTGTGCGAGAGTCAAATAAAATCATGGTTCCCCTCTGCCTTGGTACAATGTAGGAATTTCCAGCTTCATCTAACAGTTGTAGGTTACCACCCTCATAATCATCAGGATCAGAGAGTTGTAATACAAAAGATAATTTACGAACAAGTTCAATGTTCTCATTCACAAAGTCTTGTGCTACACCCTCAGCACGATTGCCATTTGCTACTGGTTTATATTGTGTTTGAAGACCTGCATCATTATGCCACCCATAGAATTGACCTTCTTTATATCGAGTATATTGCATTGCCTCACCATCAATATTTCTTAGGTCATACAAAAAGTTTTCACGATTAGCACGTTGAATGTAGTGCCATAAGAAACCACCTAACCAATGAGTTGTTGGAATCCAAGCGTTCTGTGAATCACGCTTTTCTAAATTGAGGGCATCTCCATGCAATCTAGAATCTCCCATTTGGGAATCAAAGTCTCTTGTTAAATCTCTTTCAAGTATTTCAACAACATCTATGGGTAGGTCAGTATAATACCAAACGCTTTGGAAAGCCATGTAATAATTAATTCATAGTTTATATATTAGATCAAGTCTGATAGCATTTCACGTCACCTTTCATCCAAAAGATAACTTGAAACACTCTCCTTGATATTTGAGACTTGACTTCTGTAACTGAATGCCAATTGCGAAAATTTTCAGAGTTTGCAAATAATATGCTACAATTGTCACTATATTTTATCACATTATGAGTCTTAAAGTCAAATATCTCTGGGTTATTTGTATTATTAGCATCATCTAAGAACATAAAATCTCCACCATCTCCTCTCCAACAGAGGTGTGGGAAGAAGAATAAATGTGTTCCTAATTTCTTACAACAATCACTATGAGGACAGAGATCATTACCATCATCGATAATTGCCCACTCAAATCCCAACTCAAAGCTATCAATCCCAAGAGTTTCTTTTATAAACTCACTATACTCTTCACTCTTCAAATATTCAATAAACCCAGACCACTCTCCGTTTACAGCAGAGGTAGAGAATATATTGTTCTTTATTTGAGATCCAACCGAGATAAATCTCTTTTTATGTTCCCTCTGATAATTTCTACGATTACCTCCATCAAAATCAACAAACTTATTCATAGATGGATATTGTTCACATAATCTGTCGGATGTATGCGGATTAAAGGTTCTTTTATTGACGAACCTTTTACTACCAATATCTTCAAAGTCGAGACTAATCATAGTGTGTATTCCATACCTCCTGATACTGATTGCCATAAACTAAACCACAAGTATTGCAGTTCTTACATGGTTCTATGTTCCTGTTAGTTAAAAGAACTTGTCTATATCCACTAAATTTAGCAGAAGTCCAAACATCCATTAAATTTTGTGAGAAAGCATTACCAAATACATGTTTCTTTGACCAATCTTGTGGACATAAGTAAACATCTCCATCATGATTGATAAACATATAGTATAAAGGATAGTTGCAAGGTCGAGTAATATCAACATCACCACCATAATCTACACTACCTGATCTATTGGTAAGTGTTTCAAAGTCTTGCCACCTCTCACGAAGAGAAAAACTAAGACCACCAAGAAGATCAGTAAACTTTTTAATCTGATGCTCTCCATCATACATGCTAACAGCAACATGATCGGGAGTTTCTGCGATCTCTCTTGTTAAGAAATCTCCATTAGTGACAAGTTCTACAACCCACTGATCACATTTCAACAAATTAATTACATCAATAACATATGGATGTTGAAGTGGTTCACCAAAACCACATATGCATATCATACCACTGAATCCAATTTCTAACAACTCTCTTTTTAATTTCCGAATCGATTCTAAGCTCATATAATCGCCAGAGTCCGTCCATCCATGTGCCCTAGGACAGAAATCACATTTGCGATTGCATGTTGGACCCAAATTTAATTCAATAAATGATGGGATGGGACTTCCATTATAATAAGAAACTTTATTAGTTAAGTCGTTCTTCCATTCTTTATAGTTCATGTATAATTAAAATTGATGTTCACTCTACGATATTGATCGGTGCAATTTGTACTACGATGAGGAGTATTGCCTTTAAATATTACCAATCTATTTTCTACACTATCAATTTCTGTTCCGCCTTCGAAGATAGTTTTACCGTTGTTTGTATTCACATAAAATAATGCTGCATTGATATCCTTATCACTGTCTGTATGTAAATCATGCTCCACAAATTTATTTTGATTAATATACATATTTGCCTTAATTCTTATCAAAGATGTCGGTTGCAATATGTTTATGATTGGTAGAAGAAAATTATATGATGAGGAACAATGTACAGTATAGTCTTTATAATCATAGAATGCATGTGTTAAGCAGCACATAGGAAAGTTTTCGTCCTCACCAGTGACAATACTTTCTGAAAAATACCAATCACATTCATTCATCATGAAAAGTTTTAATGCTAGAAAATGTTTCTGACTGAGAGCATTATCAATAATTTTCATAGTTCGGAGAGATATCTATGTGCATCATCAGATGCATTCTTTGACTTCTCTATGATTATATCACATTTTTCTTTCAGTGGGTTGTAAAAATTGTGAGATGCTGAACAGGGTTTAATTGGAAATTCTGGGAATCTATGATTATCCTCTTTGTTTTTGATATGGGGGAGAAATCTGTTGTGCAAAATCAATAGATCTTCATACAATTCTTCGGGTGGTTTCACTCTTTCCAATGAAAGCAATTTTGTTAACCAAAAATACTTATCTGGACCATCACCACGAAAACAATCAGTCAAATATCTCATGAATGTATTCCACTCTGGTGATTTTTCAGATGGAACAACAGTGTACATCTTAGATATTTTTTCCTGCCATGGAACAGCTGCTGGATGCTCATCATCAGGTATTGTCCCTCTAATATAGATATCATGATCATAAAACTCAATAGGAGTTCCCATAAACGTTGCATATGCAACAGTAGATGAAAATATAGATGGAACATGAATGACTTTACTTCTTCTGATCAATTGTTGTAGAGTTGGTATCCACATGCGATCAAAACCATGCATACCATTCATCCAAATTTTATCGTAAATTTGTCTTGGTAACCTATAATTCCAAATCTCAGTATAATCAATTGGATAAGAAATAAAAATTGTATCTTCACCATCTAAATCAAGACAAAATTGTCTAAAATTATCCATCTCTGGACATTTTTCTTTAATGTTAGTTTTATATGGATAATCAGATTTTGGTAAAAATACTGTTTTATATTTTCTTTCTGGATTTGGATCATTAAATAAAAACTCACCATATACAAATGGTGCTGCACCACAAATATATCCCTTTGCCTCTACTTTCTTGGCGACATCTTCTCCCCAATAATATTTGGCATTAGAAAATCCCTGTATTTCACACCAAGGAACTTTGTTATAAAAATTTTCTGTTCCAATCCCGTTATCAGATTGAAAGTAAAACTCTGTGTCACACCACTTATTGGCAACATATCTGTTACCAAAAGCAGCAAATCTATCTTGCGATATATCTACATCTCTCGTTAAAATTAAATTATTGTTCTTATCGAATTTGATTATCGGTCTCAACGGCATAATAAAAAAGAAATAATTTAGAGTTTGGGTTCAGTCCCCACTTGTGTGCCATCAGGAGCATATACTGGCGTAAGATATGGAACATTACTTCCATCAGGTCCAACAGCAGGAGAAACTAAATCTTCTAAAAGATCAGAGTTCTCGATTCCACCATTATTACCAGGGCCAAAAACAGTAATCCACTGACAGTAATCATCATCCCACGTGTATATATTGGGAAGTGTCGATGGTGCTGAAACAGAAGGATCCCATTGCCAAGTAGAACTGTTTAAAATTCTAGACGTTCCAATGCCAGGATTTGACACTAAGAATGCATCAGCATCAGCGTAATATGTTGATCCGATACTTGCAGGATTATATCGAGTCGTTGCTATACCTAGCGGAGCAGTAGGAAAACTTTCTTTCCAAGTGTAACTAGTATCACTCAAAAATGAATCCCAATTTGGTTTGGAATCATTTTTTATATGAACACGTAAAATTTCATTCGTGCTCTTATCAATTTTAGCAAAGTATCTGATAGACATTTTAGATTATGATTAGTTTATTACCATAATAACAATCCCATTACCGCCGCTACCAGGAGTTGAGTTATATCCACCGCCACCTCCGCCACCAGCAGCGTTAGTGTTAGGAGCAGATGATCCGCCAGCACCGGAACCAGTACCGGCACCACCATTGGATTTACTTGGATATCTATTTCCATGCGTTGGACCAGGTTGTCCGCTTCGCCCACCACCGCCGCCACCACCGGTAAGACTAAGTGTTGTACTAACTGGACGACCCGGAATAGTCAATGTTGTACCGGTTGCACCACTGCCTCCGGCGTTTCCACCGGCGGAGCCGGTGGCGCCTGAACCACCGCCACCGCCTCCACCACCACCGGGGTTGTCCTGATATCCAGGACCGCCACCAGCGCCTCCTGCATTTCCTCTTGGGCCACCGGGACCAGCGCCCCCGTTGTTGGATCCACCACCTCCGCCAGATCCTACTGGACTAGCAGATCCGGCAGTACCACCACCCTGTCCACCACCAGCGCCACCCTCAGCACTAATACTACTGGATCCATGTTCAGCAGTAAATGGAACTGGGAAAGCAGCAGTGGTAGTTTCACCAGCAGACCCGCTACTGCCACCAGCGCCTATGTCAATTACAAGTGCCCCAAGAACCACAGTACCATTGACCTCATTAAATCGGGTGGCGACACCGCCACTGTTTACAAATGTGAAGGCAGTACCAGATCTTAATGGTGCTGGAACTAAGGGACTATTTCCATGAATAGCAGCGCCACCACCACCGCCGCCACCACCAAGCGTAGGAGACCAGAGTCCGCCACCACTGCCGCCACCACCGGTGGCGAGGTACTCTACGGATTTAGCACCATTGAATGAACCAGGATCCACTCCAATATAATTACGATCTCTAATGTCAGTTCCAGTTTTTACATGATTTGCATTAACAATGGTAGCGTTAATGGTTAGGGTGCCATCAGTTTGGTATTCATATGCGTCACCAGTCGCAGTGGTATAAACTTTATCCGCATCATTAGAAGCTATGCCCGTAAAATAAGCAGCTTGTCGCCTTCCAAGTTTTGTTAAACCGTTGATTCCCTTTGAAATTGGCATTGAAATAGATCCAGGTAGTGTTACTTAGAAATCACTGAATAATTTCATAAGAAATTACGGTGTTCAATAAGTTTGCAACGTTTGCTTGTACGGATAAAGACTCATTCTCTTGAATATAGAACGAGGATGCTCTATCAACAACAACGATAGATGCACCTGTTGCAATACCCAATTGATTAACAACAGAAATACTTACGCCAGCACCAGGATTCGAACCCCAGCTACCAGTTCCGGCATGAGTTTTAACTGTTGCCAAACCAGCGTTTGTCGTATCAACGTTTGAAATAGTAACGTTATTAATCTTATATACCCTCTCAGAACCCAGAGGATTGCTGACAAGACAGATAGGATTATTAGATGCGTGATTGTATGCAGTGGTTACGCCAGTGATGGTACTGACGCCTACAATATTTGGAGCTCCGGCCATGATAGTATAAAGTAGTGGTGATTTTTATTCGAATTATTTATAATAAAGAGATTAGACTCTAAATGGTAATGGATCTAAGATTAGTGCCAATCCATATGTTCTAGATGCTGTAATGGTATTAAGGTTAGTCAATGCAGCACCGTTTCCAATGAAGGATGATGCAGTCATGATGCCTGCTGCTGTTATACCTCCTTCAACTTTAAAAATTTGTCCAGCTGGAATTTTTCCACCTTTAAGAAAGGTAACTCCACCAGTATCGTCCTTATTAACAAGGGAATTTACTCTGATTCTAGACATTTTTTACCTCGATGTTCCTGACATAATAGCACCAATAATTTGCCCAACCGTAGCAACAGGAAGACCGCTCAACGCTGATCCGTCGCCAACAAATGACGTGGCAGTGCAAGCACCAGATACTGTTACTCCTCCGAGAGCACTAAAAATTTGACCTGATACACATGTGGCACCAAAGCTAATTGTAGGAGGATTAATGTTGTCGGAATGAACAATCTGATCAACCTTAATTTGAGACATATTATTAACCGATTAAAATTAAACCAAGAGCGAGTCCTGTGGAAGTTCCACTAAGTCCGGTAATACCAATTCCACTACCGTGAAATGATGTTGCAGTAACAACACCGGTAGATGTTGATACTTCAATAGCAGTTTGTAAAGTATCTGAACTGACAATTTGTTCGTTAGCAGGCAGAATTGCACCTTTGGTAAATTCTACCGGACCATCATCATCTTTATTTGTGATTTTGATAACTCTTAAAGTTGACATGAATACCTCAGATTACTACATATGAAACGCCAGCACCAACCGTAATGGTTGCAGCCAAACCAACAGTAATTGGACCAACCTGCATATAATTATAATCTGGATTGTCCAGAGTAATTGAGGTGTTAACAGAGTCCGGAGTAGAATATGCCGTTGCTGACATAATTCCGGTATTTAACTGAGACCCAGATAAATCAAGTCCATCACCAGACCCAAGTTCTTGAATCTGCTGTGCAGATGTATTAAAAATTAGGGGTACTCTATCTGCCATGAGTCTACGCTATGTTATGATATTTAGGTTAAAACGATATATTGAATGCCTGCACGAGTGCCAATTGATAATGTGTTATTAATGGTTACGACAGCAGTTTTAGCACCGCCGACATCACCACTACCCAGAGCAGTAACAGCTGCACCAACGAAGTTGAAGTGTGTAAATCCAGCTCCTACTAGGGATCCAAATGTATTAGATGAGACACCAATTGCACCACCACCTTCGATAGAAATATCAATTTCATTTCCACGAAGAAGGAAAGTATTACCAGCACCAATGAAATTGATTGTCTGGATACCATCTGCGGCAATTATTGTGCCAGCAGAATTAATACCAATATTAGATTTGCCAAGTGTTAATGCTTTATAGGCAGTTAACTCAACAACATCTCCGTCAGTAAGATCACTAGTGAAGTTAACAGTTGTACCATCAGAGGCAGAATAGTCAGTTGCATCTAATAATTTAATTCCGTTTAGGTATACATCCAGATAACCTGGTGTATATCCAGAATTAAATGTAACAATGCCTACGCTTCCGGAAGCTTCATAGAATTGTCTAGCAATAACAACCGAAGATGCGTTCGGTGTATTGCCAACGTATCCAATCTTTGCCATATCAGGTTACCCCTCTCAGGAAACTAAGTGCTACATCGACACCAGAATTTGTGTTAACAGAAACTGAAACAGTGCTACCGATACCTACAACCAATTTACCTGCATCAGATAAAACTAAACTAGATCCAGCAGGAATGGGAACATCATGCACAATGTTAATGTGCTCGTTATTATGTTGTGACAGAATAACAGATGCTTTCAGTTGATCATTTGTATTATTAGCAAGTGTCCCGGCAACTAGGATAGATTTCTCAATGGGAGTGTCAATTGCCGTAACACTATTAAAACCAACAGTTTGAGTAGTAGCAGCAGCAACATTATTAGAAGTTGAGTCTACTGTAACAGATCCACCGATGCCAAAGTTTGAAGCAACGTTAACTGAAAGAACGCGAGTTCCTCCAATAAACTGATTTGCATCTACCAGAGCACCAGGATTAACGTTAAACGTTGAAATATTAGTGATTCTATCAGTAGAAACACCAATGGAAGCAGTTCTGACCGTAGTGGTCACACCTACTCTCCTTTGGGATTTGTTTGCAAACGACTCTGGCATTGTTTTGGTCCTTTATTATAGTTATAATAGTTTAAGCGCCTAATGCGATGGCTAGTCCTAATGAAATACCACTGGACTGAAAAGTGACAGTTGTAATACCAGCACCACCATCGGAAGCATCAACCCGAACAGAAGCATTGACGGGAACAAAGTTAATAGTTGATGTTGCTGTACTGACTGTGGTTCCTTCGGACTGAATACCAATATTAATACCAGTACCAGAGAAAGCACCATCAAAAGCAGTTGCAGTAACTGTACCAACTACGTTGACACCACCAGTTGCCTGAATATAATTAGAAAATGTTGAGAATCCTGCAACCTTTAAGTTTCCAGCGATTGAGGTAAGACCCACAAACGTTGAAAATCCAGTTACATTAACGTTACCATCAAGGTTGACGTTATTCTCAAAAGTTGATACACCAACAACTCTAAGATTTGATAATGAAGATATACCTAATACATTTAAATGATTACCAGTGGTAATACCACTAATAACCATATTATTATTTACTGTGACCTGGGGAAGCGTTGAATAACCAGTAACTCTCAAAAGAGAAGAAACTACATCCGTCGCCGCAATGGCACCTTGAACATCAAGTTCGACTGTGGGTAATGTACTACCAATACCAACTTTTGCGCTCGCAGAATCGGCAAAGATTTGGCCAGCATTGACCTCTAACCCGTTCTTGACAACAAAATTTTTGTTAATTGCCATTGGAGTTCACTTTCCCCCCAGTCTTATATCTTATTTATGCCGGTTCTACTTTGAAGATTGCCTCTCTAATATGAGGTGTTCCATCAGCATCTGCAAATTTAACTCTAAACGATCCAACTTGCTTGTCAAATATGATTGGATTAAAGGATGGTACTAGTGTCCCTGCGGCAGTTAAATCTCCAATGAAAGTAAAAGTAATATTATACAATGTATTTGAGAATGGTTCTTCAAATTCAACTAAGTAATGTTTGCTAGACTCTGGTCCCTGATTAGTTTCAAAACCAACGTTTTGTGGAGTTACTGTTGCAGTAAAGTTGCCATTATTAGTCAAGTTAAATGTTGGTATAAGTCCTTGTCTTACCCCGGTAATATGATACCACTGAACAATATAGTTATTGAATCCAGTCTGCCTAATTCTAACACTACCATTCTGATCTTGTCCACCACCACCTAACGATGCAGATAAAACTGTTACAGCACTACTTGCCCAACCTGATCCGCCACATCCACCTTCATTAGAAGATCTTCCACCGGATCCACCTTGAAGACCTGATCCTCCTCCACCACCATTATTGTCACCAAATCCACCATTGTTCTGAACGTCAACTGCACTATTTTCAAAGGTACATAACATTCCCCCAGTTCTTGCATCTTGACCACATCTGGTCATTGCACGAACACCAAAATTTCTTGGGTATCCAGAGTAACTAATCTGAGTACCAGGATTAAAGACACTACCACCAGATCTCCCGTTTCCTTGTCCAGATTCTCCCGGCACATTTAATCCACCACCAGCTCCACCATCAGCATTTGTTGCAGATCCTCCTCCACCACCACATACAGCAACAAGAGTACCACCACGTTTCATGTAAGTTTGTCCACCTCCAAATTCTCCACTGCCACTAAAAATTCTACCACCATTAGGTCCATTCAATTGAACGTCATCAGTTGCACCAGTTCTTCTATCACCGATTCTAAAACTATATAATTGATTTGTTTCAAAAGTTCTTCTTAAAGTTCCTTCCCCACCCTGACCAGAAATCCTTGAATTACTAACTTCACCACCACAAGATCCTCTAAGAGTAACATCTAAACTTAGATCTCTTTCTTTTGCAAATACTCTCCACCAACCACCAGCTGGATTACCAAATCTAGCAGCATCTCCTACACCAGGACCCATTTCAAATTCTTTTTCAGCAATATTCCAATCAATTACTTGGAAAGATGTGAAATTTCCACTATTGGAATCAATATTACTAAAATCACCAGTTTGATAGATTAATCTAATAATATCCTCTGGTTCTCTGTAAAAGAGGTTAAAGCTATTAGATGTAATTGTGTCTGCATTGGGGTGTGAAACAACCACATCGTAAGATCCAGGTGTTGATGTGATTAATGTTGCAGTTCCAGATGTAAGTACACTAGTGACAACTGCCCCATTCTTTCTCCAACTATATTGAAGTAAGTTGGCATCAGACGCAGGAATTTCTGCCTTGGCAGTAATGGCAATAATAGTGCCTTTTGCGAAAATTTTACTAACGTTCGCCATTTAACTTACCTTTGAAAGAGTTACTGTTCCTGCATCTGCATTATCACTCGACCCAAAAGATCCATCTGTCACAAGATCTGGATTAATGTATCCAGAACCTCCACCACCTCCATCAGAAACAGGGTCTGCATTACTATCAGAACGACCGGCACCACCACCAAAGTATCCACCACCGCCGCCGCCACCGCCGAAGGAGGAGGTGCCATATAACCAAGTTCCACTTTGATTTTCATATTCATATCCCTGTGCATCACCACCTTGAAGTGCTTCCCCATTCATAAATGCATATTGATCTCCATAATCAACATAGAATCCATCACCTCCTGTGGTTTGTGTGCCACCCTTTGCACTAGAAGCATCACCACCCACTAATCCACCACCAGATCCACCAACTCTATTAACTCCACCAGCCGCTCCGCCACCGCCACCGGCAATCAATAATGAATTAGATTGCAACACTGATGTCACAAAGAGACCAGTGAATCCACCACCTTGTCCACCATTTGTACCACTACCATATCCACCACCACTGACATCAAATGGTCCAGGTCCTGATGATGATTTATCTCCATAACCAGTTCCCAATGTTCCCGCAATTAGAACGTAAGTAAATCCTTTCTGCAAAGTTACTTTTCCAGAAGTTCTTCCACCTTTTCCACCAATACCACCTGAATCACCATCTTGTCCCGCTGCACCTGCAAAGGCCGCACTGATTACCATTGTTGAACTAGGAGTCAATGTATAAGAAACACCTGGTTCAAAGTCGCTGAAATCACCAGTTGATAAATCAATCGTTCCTGATCCATTTGGAGTTGCAGGACTGATGGCAATGGTTTGATCAGTTATAGACTCGCCACCATCAGCAGTCGGTTGCTGAGAGAATGTAATAACAGATCTTACATTTAAAGTAACTGAATTAGAATCTAACGGTGAATTATTTGCACCAGGTTCAAAGGTTTCAATACCAGTTCTTGTAGCGTCTGGATAATAAATTGCACGTTGAAATATTTCTCTGCCACTATCATTTGCAGCAGTTAAGTTAGATAAAGTTAACTGAGTGCCAACACCAATGACACCTGAATTATCTCTCCATTCATAACCAATTGTTCCTACCCCAATAACTGTTGGGAAGGTAACTGTCGCTAATCCAGTGAATGAAGTGGATCCAAGATTAGGAATGGATCCACTTGATACAGGTTGTGTAACGATACTAAGTGTAGGAGGATTTAACCTAACTTTCGTTTGTAGTTTTCGATGAAATGCTAAGGGACTCATCCGAAGTTCTGTCCTCCTGATACACCGTAGAATGATGAACCACCGTCAAATGTAATAAATGAGTAAATATCAGTTTTGCCGGCAGTTGTAGTAACAATTGGAATCACAGATCCCGACCAATAGACAGGGATGGCACCACCACCACTATTCTTAAAGGTATCTATACCAACAGAATACCCACCAGTTCCATCTTGCGTTACTTTAAGTGTGAATGAAGATGATTCACTAGAAGGATTGAGAATAGTGAGAGAATTTACAGTAGATGTAACGTTAACATTAAACGTTTGTGCCTGTGAAAGGTCAATACTAACAACGTTAGCAACTGGTCCAACAGTTGGAACAGGTTCAAAGTAAGTTTTTAATCTTGTGCTACCATCAATATCAAGCGTTGCTCTTGGAGTAACTGTTCCAACACCAACATTTGAACCAGAAGCATGGAATACAGTACCACCGACACCAGCTCTAAGAGTATCAGTTGCAGTGATGATACCAGCAGTAATTGTACCAACACCAGACAATGCATATTGATTAGCAATAAATTGTCCATTGACATCGAGTAATCCTTGCGGATTAGTGTTACCAACACCCAATCTACCAGTAGTAGTGATACCAACGAGTTCGATTCCACCGGAATCTTCAACAATGAATGCTTTATTAGTGGTAGTTGTTCCAATACCAACAGTCAGAAGTGCAGTTGGAGTAGTGGTTCCAATACCAACAAAGATGTCATTTGATCCTGAACCAGTATAGATACCAGCTTTTGCACCAGATGCAGTTTCAGTAGCATCCCACTTAGAGTCTGTTGGTAGGTTGGAAATATATCTACCATCACCATAGAGGAATGTGCTAGCAGTAATAAATCCAGAAGCGTAGATGTTCTGTTCAACGTGGAGATCATATTGAGGCATCGTTGTGCCAACACCAAATGATCCACCCAAAGTTACAACTGCTCTACCGCCGGTATTAATAAACAATTCAGCGTCACCAGCAGTGGTGGTGCCAATACCAATTCTATCAAATATACCAGCGTTCTCGGTCTTAGAAGCACTTACATTACCGAATCTGAACCAATCATTGTCGGTAGTATAAACCCATCCAATATATCCACCCTTAACTGGGTTTGCATTGAATACAACGTCACCTGCGTTACCTGCCAAGGTGGGTTGAGTAACACCAACTGAGTAGTTTCTAGAAACAGTAGTTGAACCTTGTAGGAACAAGGAATTTGCTTCCAATCCATTAGAAGAAGTAGAGGTAATCTTATCATTAAAGATAACAGGACCATCAAATTCAGAAATGATACTACCGTCAGGTCCACCCTCAACTTTAATAGAGCGAGAGATGGTGATTTCAAGTGGAGTTAGAACGTCAAAACCAACGCTGACTCCTGTATCAGTAACGTCTTCACCAGTAACAGATGGGATTGGTGCATCAAACACCTCTTCCTGCCCAGTAGCAGAACTAACTTTCTTGTTACCGATGAAGAAGTCTCCATCGTTATTCATGCCGGTGTAGACGTTTATACCACCATCAAGTTTTGTTGATTGTGCTAGGAGCTCCTCCATTGGAGATAGTCTCCTATCATTTCTTTCTGGAAGAGCAGTTGAATAGTTACCAGGACCGAATCCAACATATTCAAATGTGTGACCAGATGCACGAATGATAGAGTTTCTACGAAGTTCAACAGGAGAACATTTAACTCTTCTAACAACACTATTAATAGGGTGAGCAGAGGATTTTGTTCCAAAAATGCCTCTGAATACACTCAATGGATTCGTAGGAGCACCAGATGAACCATTAATACTGCTAGTAGAAGTTGTTGTCTTAATACGCATCAACTCTTCATTGATTTGAATAAAGTCACCAATTTGAAAATCAGTCTGTTCTATATTCTGAATAGCAATACTGGTTGCAGTTGTATTATTAATAGCAGCAGACAGTGTAGTCGTAATGCCTGCATAATTATACATCATACGACCATCAAGGTTCTCATCATCACCTGTAACGACTCCACCAGAAGAAGTCAATGAAGGCTTCAATACTCTTGCTGTTCCTGTGGCAGGAGTTGTTGTTCCAACACCAATTGCAGCAGTGAATGATGTCAACCCAATGATGTTCTTGACAATGAAGTCACCATTGTATAAGGCACTAGCTGCATCGCTAATTCTAATTTTATTATCTACACTCAGACCATGTTTATCAACTGTGGCAAACGTACCAATACCAGATCCAGCATCATAACTAAACCCAGATACAGCAACACTTAAACCACCATTAAGAACAATTGCATTTTCACACGATTCAGATCCAATACCAATAGTATTTCCAGATCCAATCGTAGTAGAAGATACTACATTGATTTTCCTGTCTTGACCAATGTCAACACCAGAAATTCTATACAGAGTATTGTGAGATTTGAATGACTCAGAAGTAATGCCCTGAACATCTAAAACTTCATTAGTTGAATCATAGATCCTCTGAATTTGAAGAACAGCATCAGAAGCACCAGCAAGTTTTGGAATATTGTTGACAGTTAAAGTATTACCAACACCATATGCAGAACCACCATCAATAATCTTAATGTCACTGATACCACCAGCTGGTTCAACTGTAACCCTAGCAGTAGCGTTCTTACCTACGGTAGATCCTGCAAATCCAACAAGGCTAGCGTTGTAGTATCTTTCAGTGATACCAGATCCAACACCATAATTACCACCACTACTTGCAATACTTACAGATACAATTCTATTCAGACCATGATCAATCTTCGTAAAGATTGTATGCGCAGTACCAGCACTATTAGATTGAATATCGGTAACACCAAGTCCGACTAAACCACCAAATTCAGTCAGTCTACTATATTCTGTTTCTTTTGTTAAGCTATTCTGAGGATTATCAACCGTAACCTCACCAACAGGACTTCTCAGAGCATATGATTTGGTTGGGAGTGCATCAGAGATAGGATTATCTCTATTTGTTTGAGGATAGAAGAACTGAATATTCTGATTATACCTATCACCTCTGAAAGGTGCAGATGTTGGAGCAATAGAATTCTTAGATAGCAGTAGATGATAGATACCATCTTGCTGACCAGTTTGGTATCTACTCACCTCTCTGGATCTATAAAGACTCAACGTCTCGTTAGTCTTAAATTCCGTAAATCTTGGTAGAGAAGTTCCTCTAACGTTAGTGGCGTTATTAAATACACCAGGACTTGTGTTTAGACCAACAATAAACTGTTTTGCACTAGAAACACCAACAACAGTATAGTCTCTGTTAAATCCAGTACCAGCTAAACCAGTAGTATTATCGCTACTAGTAACATTAATAAGACTGACCTTAGATCCAACTGTCAGATTATGAGATCGCTCTGTATCAACATAAGCAAACGGAGAACTATATGTACAAGTAGAGATGAAGTTAGGATTCCTTAACTCACTGACATTATTGAGTGTTTTAGTAGTTGGTGAATATAATACTTGAATTTCTTCATTACTTGTAACAGTAGTACCAGATTGTTGAAGAACATAACCATCAACAGGTGGTCTAGCAGATGTAATACCAGATGCAGCAGGAATTACATATCTGGCACGATACACTGTGTCTAACAGTGCTCTATCATCCTGTCTTCTTGTAATAAATGTTCTAGGTGTTGCATCACCTAGGTTAGCAGTTCCAAGACCAACAATCTGACCATGTAAGCTGTTATCAGTTGTAGATCCAGAAACATTAATAAACCACTGACTTACAGAGGTATCATATTGAATTGGGTGACCAATATCACCAGAGGTCTTATCAGAGACTCTGGATTCAATTCTTAAATTACCACCTAAACTGTTAATACCAATTGCATCAGCAGAAAGAGCAGAGTTTAAGGAAGTTGCAACTTGGATTTGGTTTTCACCACTAAACCCAGCATTAGCGTTTTCCTTTGTAATAGCAAAGTAAATTCTATTGGATATCAGACCGTCAGGAAGTGATCCATCATCAGAAATAACACGAATAGATTCACCATTAAGGAAACTATGGGTGTTTTTCAGAGTCATAATATTGGAGGTAATACTATTGAATCCAATAGAGTTGCCAACAAATGACTCTTTAATAGATGTAAATTGAGCTGTGCTGATACCATTGATAGGCATCGTAATTCTTGCTGTGTACTCTGTTACAGTACCACCAACACTCAATTGAGCTTTGAGATCATCATTTACCTTAGAACCAATTCTATAACCTTCAATGACACTTAAAGGTTTATTTGCTGCGTTTGTTTTATTATAGAGATATAATCTACCAGTAGATCCAACACCAACTGCGGTTTGATGGACATCAATTGCATCAAATTCAATAGATGTGTTTGCTGCTTCAATTTCTCTCGGTGGAATGATATGTGTGATATAACCAACATCATCCTTGGCAAATGCTGCCTTCTTAAATCCACTAGTAATTAATGCCTTTGCACCAAAGTTAGAGTTTGAGTTGGTAACGGATTGGTCACCACCAGACTCTGCAACGAAGTGTTGAGCATAACCAATAGCAAAGATCGAAACTAACTGTAAAACAGAATCGTTCGAGCACTTGATATGGAAGTTTGCATAATCTGGTTTATAAACTGCACGAGAGTCAGATGATAAGTTTGCAATTGTAGTTGTATCATCATACGATCCAGTTGTAGTATTGTATTTTACAAAGGCATTATTATCCTTTTGTAAACCAATACCGGTAAACTGAGCAACAACCATGGATTTAAATCCAGTGGCTTTGTTGCCATCAGCGTGCATTCCACACATACCAAACACTGATCTCAGTGAGATATTGAAGATGTATGGTGATGCGGATGTTACAGTGTCAACAACAACGTTAACATTAGCATTTGCAGGGTTTTCTAATGCAACAGCAGGAGCATTCGACAAACTATATGTAAATTCAGTGGTGCTTGTAACACCAGCACATACAAAGTTTCCATTATATCCAGATGCTGTGATACCACTAATTCTAATAGGAGTATCAACGTCAATACCAACGCTCTTAATTGAAGAAGACGTTTGTACTGTGATAGTTGTAGTTGCAGTTACACCATCGCCTGCTCTGATAGATGAAATTCCAACTTCTGCACCCTTTGAACCAACAATACGATATTCATCAATCTTAGGTTGAATATCTAAGTTTCCAGCAGGATAGTCAGGAGAAATAGGTCTACCAGTTGCATCATCATATACATCAGAAATTTTCTGATAGAACATTTCAAGATCAGTGGTTCCTGTTGCGATGTCTAAGAAACCATCGTCGATGACAACGTTGTTTACACCATCAGCATACTCAAAACAGGTAAGTTTATGGTGAGAGAAATTAGGAACAAAGATATTATTCGTATAATCTTTATACGCAGTGCTATTGGGATCAGCATCAAAGATACTAAACTGCCAATAATATGAAGCACCAGTTACTCTGAATATGGTGCTTCTTTCAATAGCAGCATTAGAAGGATCAGGAACATATTTTGGTCTAATCTTAGTTTTTCTCAGATCCAAACCAACCAAAGAGGTTCCTCTTGGGATAATTACACCACCATGAATACTATTAAGCTTATAGAGGTCGTTATTTGATACTGTAAGGTCGAAGTTAGAAGTTAAGTTAAATGGTGAGAGAATTAAACCAGACGCACCATTTCTAGTTCTATATTTTGCTGTGGATGTTCCATCATCATAGGGGATCCATCCTGGTCTATTATCGATAACATGATCGCCAGGATATATCAGAACCGTAGTTTGTCCAAACCTATCGTTATCAAGACCAGTTTGATATGAGAATCTTGCTGCCTCGATCAGTGCCCTTTGAATAGTTTTAAAGGGTCTTGTAAGTGAATTACCTTGATTTTCAATACTATCCGTAGCATCTAAATCATTAGGGTTCACATATAAAATATTACCCTTTGCGTTCTTTAAGAAGTTTTGAAGTCTGCTGAGACCCATTTTATTTCGACCATAATTTTCCTATATGTTATTTAGCCTTCGACGAGTAGAAGACCTTTTAAGTACCCGTGATCGGACTCGAACCGATACTGTCGAAATTTTAAGTTTCGTGTCTACTGCCAATTGGACTACACGGGCATAAATTAAGTTCAAGTTGTAATTTACGTTCTTCCTCTATCCTATTGTGCTCTGCCCACATATCAGCAACCATATCAACGTTATGTCTTACTGGTTGAGGGATAGGAGTAGCATTTTGCCACTTATCAATCGTTTCCTGTGTAGGAATGGTAATAGTAAAAGCAAGTCCTTCTTCTCGGAACTCATCTTCCATCTTTTGATAAGTTTCGGGAGTAATCTTAACTTTTTTCACAATACTCTTTCCAGTCTTTCGGTTGGTTGGTCAGGAAAGTCTCTGGGACGACTATCCAAAGCATTATCAGTTCTAGGAGAACCTTCGTTTGCTTTCACAGTATGTTGATAGTTCACTCTCTTGTATCTTAATCCTAATGGATCAGGCATCCAGTATGTTACTTGCCAATCTTGATCAGGACATAATTCAAGATGCTTCTCTAACGTATGATTAAAGCTGCCTAGTTGGACATGCCCATCATGAGTTACGCACCTACCGTTATCAATGTCAACTATGAATAGATGTCTCATTTATATCCCAAGTTGGAGGATGAAAAACGCAATATTCGTTAAATGTAATTTTCATTTCCTTATCCGTAAGATTACAGTTTTTTGCGGCTTTTGGAAGATTCCATTTTGCCGCAAATAACATTTCCATCGATTGTCTAGTTTCAGTTCTCATATGTCACAAAGTGATTGTTCGTTATACCAGAAATCTTCCCACTCTGATTCTTTTGCATCATAAATGATCGGGGTCGGGGAAATAATCACTGCTTTTCCGTCTTCCGCAAGGATTTTGAAAGATTCTCCATTTTCGACCCTTTCAAAAAGTGCATCAAAATCTCGTTGGAATTCTTCAACTGTGAACTGTTCCATTCGTAAAAATGCAGGATTTCTGCATAAAGTTTGTCTGAGTATCTATTCATAAAAGGTAATAGGGCAATTTTCTACCGGGATTTTTTATCACCTATTTTTGAAACTAATAGTCAATTATCGCTGGCTACAAGTGGACCTGCGTATGCAAGCACGTCATCATCAAGGATCTCACGACAAAATTCAAGAACACCCATGAACTCATCGATCGTATCACATTCAATGACCTTCTGGTCACCGCTCTCGCTGTATAGATTAAACTTGCGTGATGAAGTGTCAACCACAACTCTGCTGAGATAGTCATCTTCGTGCATGGGTCAGTGCCGCGCTGTACCTATGTATTCTAGCAGGCACTGACCCCAGTGTCAAGACTGAACTCGTTCTCCTGTGACAGGATCTCGTTTGTCATAGTCCCATCCACCAACCAAGAACCTGCTCTTGTCACCAGGATAATCATCAGGAGATGTGCCTTCATACTCAACATGCAGTTTCTCATCAGGGTTCAGTGGGTCAAGATGTCTTGCTGCCCATGCTTCATAGAAGCAATCAATTTCACAACTATTTCCAGATTTGAGATTAACCACTCTACCCCAATCAATACTCTCAATAATAAGATCCTGAGATGTTCCAATCTGAGTTAAAGTTACAGTAATTGACTCTATGTCAATGAGACCCTGCCAATATTCTGGAAGGTAGATCTTATTGTGTCCCTTGATTCTTCCTCTTACATAGATACCAGCTTCGGGTCCCTCTGGAATGACATGACGAACCCTCCAACCTGGTCTTTTCAGGTTAGGAATATCAAATGCACCTCCAAGAGCCTTTGCCGAAACAGCATTTCCAGTCAAATCTCCAATGAATGTAGGGCACGTGGTTGTACCAGCACACTCAATATTTCCTTCTACTTCAAGGTCTACCTCAAACAAACCATTTTTCAGGTGGCATGAGATATCGTTACAACAATCCTCTTCTTTATCATCAGCAGCACCAAATGTGCTGTTCTGTTGCCATGAACCTCCACCGCAACCTGCTTCGGGATCTGGATATAGTCCCTGACATCCTCCATGTGGCATAATTTACCTCCTATTGTCCAACAAATTTATCAGTTAAAAGATCTTCGGCAGGGAAAACGTTAGGTTCCCTAGGAGTATCTGCCCTCTCACCGTAGACTGTATAGTAGCAGTTAATTGGAAGAGCAGAGTGTGATCCAACTTTAATAGTTGTTCCCTGCTGCCCTCTCACAAATAAAATCTGAGGAGCTCCAATTGGAGTCAGATTCACTGTGATTGTATCTTGATGCACCAACCACTCCCATTCTTCTGGGAGAGTGATAGTATCACCGTTTTTTAGTTTACCACGTACAAAAACATCCTTGGTAGGACCCTCAATACAGGTATAACGAAGTTTGTAACCAGATATCCTACGATGATCGATCACAAAATTACAACTACCTTTATTGATCGTTGTAATGAATGCTTTTCTTACATCAATCTTATCAGCAACAAGAGTCTTTGTTTTGGTCTCCTGCTCAACCCAAAGGTTGTCACGAATATGCTCATCATCCTGAACTTCTAAGGCAAACGGGCCCTGTTGCTCAGAACTTTTGTTAATCATCACGGTTCCTTCCATGAGACCAAACTTATCAGGTGCTCCCACATGCATACCGTTCTCAACATACTGAGAACCTAAGATCTTTTCGCTATCAGATTTACCAACACAAGAGGAAGTTTTTCCTCCAACGATCATCTGTTTGTGTGTTTGATGATCATCATCTGTCCATGCCATAATCAGTCTCCTGTAATTGGTGCTTCTTGTGATGTACCGCGTTTACCAAATCTAGATGAAGCAGATTGACAAGAACCTTGGGTGCCATACATTTGCAGGGTTCCTTGTGATTGCATATCAATCTTTTCTTCACTCTTTACTTCAACCTTCTGTGAACCGTTGATCTCAATCTTGGGACTTTGCATATCAATCTTTGAATTAGCCTTCAAAGTAATGTTGCCATCATTACCCCCATCTCCCTTTGCCTCAATAACAACGTTCTTTCCTTGGATTAAAACGTCACCAGTTTGACAAGTGAGTGCTAGTTTTCCATTCTCAACTTGAATGTTAAATGTAACGTCAGGTCTTTTACGATCCTGTCCACATTTTATCACAATACCACCAGGAGATTCAAGTGTCGTGACACTATGAGTTCCACTACCCATATCACGATCAATATCCATGTACAATCTATGTCTTACATCTTGTTTGTTTCCAAGATAGACAGCAGAACGAACTTCATCAGGATCTAAACGTCCAAATTCAATTTGTCCATAATTGTTTTCAATCCAACTAGTAAAATGATTAGATGGTTCAGACATTAAATTTTCCTACGCAATCAACGACACTAATAATTTGATCTTGGGTGACAGAATCAATCACTTCGTTAATACTATCTCTTCCCCTGTACTTAACACGAAGAATTGGTGTCAGCTGAGCACCGGCACCGGTAGATGTATTTATAGTGACATCAGGAATAGAAGTAAATCCTTGACCCCTATCTCCATCTGGAATCTGAACACCAATAATTGATCCATTTACAGAAAGAATTGGGTTGTATGTCAACTCATTTCCATCACCACTGACAGTAATTGTATCACCATTGTTGTAAGAGATTCCACTTCTTGTAAGATCAATCTCATCTAGTTCCATAATCACTGGGTATGCAAGATCCGCATCAATGTCATCATCAAGTTCTGGTGTCGGTGTTCTGAAAGAAAATTCCACGGGAACATCAAATCCATTGGGAACAGTCAATCCCCTGCCTGGTTGTAGTCCACTAGCATCATTCCCTTCTTCATCAAGTGTTCCGTCAGGGAAAACAATACTGCTTCCTTTGGGAATATAAATCAAAGAACCAGGAATAGTGGTGACATCTCTACCAGGTACAAATGATTGGTTGTCTCCATCAGGAGTTCTGATAATACAATTATCGCCAGCACAAAATATTCCACCATTTCCACCAACAGATCCATCCGGAGCTGGTGGGAAATTGACTCCTGACTTAACAATAATCACTTTACTAATAGATCCATCAGAATTTAATCTAACTTTGCCGCTGGCACCACCACCTTGACCACAGTTGCTCTTGATATTAATAGATGGTACAGAATTATAAACACGATTCAATACCTCACTACCATTCAAATCAACGCCAAGGATTCTTCCCGATTGATTGATAATAGTATTGGCAGTTGCAGCAACTGTTCCACCACCAAAAATTACTGCGAGAGGTGGTGTACATTCATCCGCGAATGGATTACATGCTTTGAGTCCTTCAAGTGCCTCACCAGGAATACCAGCAACAGTTTGAAGCGTATTGCCAACTGTATCAATAGCAGACTCTACATTATTAACGAGACCTGATGCTGCATCAGCAACACCAGTAACAGAATCTCTGATACCCTCTGCCGCATTAAGAACAGAACCAACAGGTTCTGGAACTACTCCACCACCACCCATGGCAGAACTGATGAGACCTAAGAAATCACCAGGTCCTTCTGATGCATTACCACTCAACATGTTTGCCTGAGCGATTTCTCCACATTCAGTATCAGACTGACATGAGAAGAGACTTTTGAGCGATGAGATAAAATCTACTGCTGCAATCAGAGGAATTTGAATGGCACCAATCAATCCACCAAGTCCATCACCAAGACCACCAGCAAGACTATCAAAGATACCAGTGATAGAATTCATGATACCGTTGACTGCACCCAAGGCAGAATCCAACATACCACCAATCACATCGTTAACGATACAATCAAGAACCCCAGTCACTTTACCCATCATGTCTTGTAGTAGACCATTGAGAGTATTGTTCAGTCCACCAATAACATTTTCAAAGAGACAACCAAGACCTTCTAGTGCTTCATCAAGTTGGTCTTTGAATCCTCCCATTGCATCAATCGGTAAATTGATTGATACCCTTGCCATCTCTCTGGCAGTTTCTGTAAGAGCAACAGCACGAACCTTGGCCATGATGTCTTTCACATATCCATTCACATTCTGAGTTGCTCTTTCCATCTCACCCTGAATGTCACCCAACTTCTGTGACAATGGATCAAGGAAGATCCCTTGTTGCTCCTCAATAAACGCCATCTGTTTTTGAAGGCGAGTCAAAGCAAGTTTAATTCCAGCTTGTGGATTATCATCAGCACATCCCTGTGCTGGTTTTACTTCACCAGTATTCTTTGCGTTCTCATGTGCTGCTTTTGTTCCATGATCAGGAATGTCTTGTCTAACTGATTCTAATTGTGCTCCCTCAGTTGCAAGAGTTTTTTTAACTTTTGTTCCACTACTACCAGCAGGAACAGATGGTTGAGAAGTATCAGATTCAGATGGTGCTCCATCTTCTTTGATATTGTGTTGTGATTCTACCAGACCATTAGTAAATCCACTGAATGGTGTGAATCCAACGTCAGGTATTTCTTTGGGGAATGTGACTTGACTTGACTTATCAAGGACTCCCATGACAACAGGTTGTTGTCCATCTTCACCATCAAGGAAGAAACCGAAGACCCATTCTCCACCAGAGAAGTTCACACTCTGAGACATGCCACCCTGGTTTCCACCAGCAGTGACAGGCATCATACAGTATGCCCATGGTAGATCATCATCCGTAAGTTCTTTTACTTGTGCAGTATGGTATCCCATAATGCGAACCTTCACCCGGCGTTTCATGCCAGGAAGATCTTTCGATGGGAAACCAGGTGAGTTGTCTTTCCATTTCTTGGAATCAACTACCTGTCCAATCCACCAGAAGAACCCGTCTCTTCCTACAAAATTCTTTTTTAGAAGTCCTTGTTCTAACATTAGTCGTCGTAAATTCTACATTCATCTGCTTCTGGTTCCATCTCACAGAAGAGTTCTAATGCTGTGGGATCATGATGATCTCCTGCTTCAATTTCTTCCCGATGATTTTTAGCATAAACTTCTAGTTCATGTAGTTCACCTTCAATATGCCTCCGTTGATTTGGAGAAATCAAAGGATTGTCAAGGATTTCTTTGTCCTTAGCGATGTGTGTTTCGATGTTTTCCATTAACTTGTTTTCCTCCCGTATGAGTCTCTGATCAGTCCTAATTGTGTGTAACACTCCTTTGGAGATACAAAGTGGCATAAACTTGCTATTAAGTATTTACCACTCAATTTTTTATCAACATCCTTGGTGTCCTCAGAAACTCTGGGGAAATCACATTGGATCATATCACCAGCTCGTAAGCTGAAATCTCCTGGTATAGTTATAGATGTAACAACAGAGTACAATTGATTATAGCGCATGACAGACTGAACCATGCGATCCATAACTTTATCGTTAGATTCATCTGTTTTATCGATGAATCTTTTCAGTTGATCTTTTGCATCTTTACCACTAGGCATTGTACCAACATCTAGGATAGATGTCATCAGTCGTGTAGGCGTTTCCGTAAAAACTGGATTAACAAAGTCAAAATCATCAGACGATCCAGCATGTTTGACATCTTTTTGTTCTGTGATATCAAAAGTCTTGGCTTCATATTTAAATTGATATGGATCCCAGTAAAGAGTTCTATTTTTATATGTACCTAACATTAGGTTGGACTGCAAATCAACTGAACGTTTCAAATCATAATTTAAGATCTTCCTATCGTACCCATTTGGTACTGTATCAGATTCATTATAAACATACTTTTTCTTTGCATCTTGACCCAGAAGATTATCAACGGATTTAAAATTCATCCCATCCTGAGTTTGATAGAAGAAGTATCCACCAGTCTTTCCATAGTTCTCTGTCGGAACACCTTTTGTTCCTAACCACGTACAAACATAAAATGGTTTACGATCATTACCAATAAAATTGTAAGTATTAGATGTCTCCTCAATATTCTCTGGTTTGAATTCTGCTTTCAAACGTTCTGTAAGAATTGTTGTCACACTTTCAGAGATCTTTCCTTCATATCTTTTTGTGACTCTCGTCATCTCATTTGAGTAGCATTCCTTCGATACACAATGGATCTCAAAATTATCCTGAGTCGTAGACTGATCAAGATTCATCATCTTGTTCAGGTATAACTCATACTTTAACTTGTTCTTACTCTCATCCTCAATATCAAATCTTATCTCTTCACCTCCACGAATGGGCAATCCTTCTACGATACTAACAAGATTTCCACTGTCATCTTTTATACTATTGCCACTATCAAATACTTTTACCTGAGCAGTAATATTATTAGACAAAATATTCTCATAGAATGAGAATGATGTAAGACCATTCTTTACATCTATACCTCTCCCCTCATCCTTTGCTGCTTGGATGACAAATGATTTTATGTTTGCCTTTTCGTCTGCCATTATCCTTGTTTATATAAGAACCCAAACAGTTGAGCCATATAAAGACTATTTAACGAAGTAGATCCACCATTACTAGAACCACCACCAGAGGGTGCTCCCTGCTGAGATGGTATGGGTACAGGAATGATTGCTTGATCACCTACCTGTGCCCTTCTACCACCAGAAGGTCCTCCCGCACCACTACCACCACTTCCTCTGCTCAGAGTCGAGACAGCAGCAGCTGATGGAGATGATGGTGTTGGGTTGGTAGGAATCTGTGCCTGTTGTGCATTATCTTCTGTGCTTATTCTAGCACTAGTTGCTTTGAGTCCTGCATTACCAGCAGTGTTAAAGTAATGACTCTTAAACTTAACAACGTTGACGTTTTGAGATGGATCATTAAATGCAGCACCGGTTCTAAAACCAGTCGATGCTATAAGTTTATTGATATCACCTTCTGACATGCCAGAAGCTTTAAGTTTTGTTCTTAATTGATTCACATTCTTAGCGAGTTCAATGGCCGCAGCTGCCTTTGCCATTTGTGCATCACTTCTCTGAGTATTAATTGATCCATCAGAAACTGGTTGATACTGACCTCTACCCATGATAACACCAGTTATGCTCTTATCATTTGCCATGAACATTCCAGGACCAACCTTACCAGATTGAATAAGTCCGGCACGATTCATCACACTACGTGCTACTAATGCCATACCCAGTTCACCTTCACCACCTGATTCTGCAAGAACAAGTCGTTTGAATAAATCCATCTCACTACCAGCAACAGTTGCAGAAACCGCTCCACCAGGATCTCCCGTGGTTGTCGTAGCACCAGTAGTTGCACTTACTGCCGATGAAGCACCTGCCGCTAATGATGATGATGCGCTTTCACCCAAGGATGATATAGTACCCGTTACTTCTGAGAAAGTATTTTCTCTCGTTAAGAAATCAAATAATTTATCCCTATTTGCCCACATCTCACCAAGGTTTTTAAAGAATGGCATGATTGCATTCTTGAAAATAAATCCAATTGGATTAACCAACATCGCAGCAAAATCTTTCATGCCTCCGAAGAGACTGAATAATCCATCCTTTAATTTTCCTAAATTGCCAGCAACCCACATAGCAAATTGAATTGGATTTAATGGTGGGAATCCAATTTCTTGTATCATCTTAAAGAAATTACCAATGGCACTAAATGCTTTGCCGACAGTATTTTTAAATACGTCAGCAAGATTGTCCAATCCTAAGAACTCAGCAGATGCATTAATAATATTCAAGAATCCCGTTCCAAGAGATTTCATTGTACTACTAAACCATTCAGTAAATCCCTTCAACATCTCAGGAATTTGTTGAGTAAACAATACGCCAACCATCTTACCTAAGGCTGAACCAACCGCACCCGGACTACCACCCAGTTTTCCACTGATCGCATCATAGAAAAGTCCACCTAAAAATTCTCCACCAATTCCACCTAACATTGCTCCTAGAAAACCACCAAGTGGTATTGTTACTGGTGCGAGAGGTCCACCAAGAGCACCAAGAGCACCACCAGCCCAAGTGCCAAGCATCTGTCCCAATCCAGAACCAACTGCCATAGAAGCAGAGCGAGCAATTGATTCACCAGATGCCCAGTTAAGACCAAAGACGAGTAATGGACCAATGATAGGTATCTTACCCATCACTTTTTTAACAGCTGTTACGCCACCTTTACCGATTATTTTTAAGAAGAATCTTTGAGTTGCTCTATCAACACCTTTTCCAAATACCTTAGACCCAATAAGATTACTAGCACCAGGACCACCAACTGTACCTCGTATCCTATTTGCTCTCGCAGATAGAGATCCAAGTTGTGGTTTTGAAATTTGTGGATTCTTTCTTATGAGTCTATCAACTTTTGTATTAGCAGTTTTATTTGCTTCAAATGCACTCTTTCCCTTTCCACGAGCTTCATCAAATGCTTCTTCATAAACCTCTCTTGCTGCATGACCATGTTTTACTTGAACATTTCTGGCAAGTCTTCTTTCAGGTGACCCTATTCTTGTTTGCTGAACAGGAGATCTCTGAGGTTTAACAGTAGCAGTGCTCCTTGTCCTACCAGAGAGAGTTCTCTCCTTACCACCACCACCAGGTTTAGAAGCAGGATCTTTACGTCCGAGTTCTGATAATGCTTGACCCTCCATTGCTTTTCCAAGCAACAGAACACCACCCAAAAGAGCAGCAATTTTAGGTCCAATATCAGTTAAGGTATTTGTTGCTTCTTCACCCAGATTATCTTTTGACCAGTCATTAAATCCATCAACTAACTTATATCCATGGAAGATAATTGTTGAAAGAAAATCAATAGTTCCAATAAAGATATCTGTAATGACTGTTAAGGTAGCATCAATTCCTTTAATAATTGCCGTGAAAGCTTTTGGATTATCAATTGCCCACATGCCAATTTTAGCAATAACAATCTTACCAACAGCATCGAGAATCCTATCAAAGATACTCTTAACTGGTGCGAGTGCTCTTGATGCAACTCCTTTTACCAATCCTTTGGCAAAGTTTTCTTTCTTTTCTTCCTTTTCCTTTCTCTTTTCGTCTTGTTTTGTGTTTAGATATGATTTAAAAGATTCTCTCCTCTTCTGATTCCCCTTTCTAATGAAGTTAGTTATTAGACTAATTTTATTCTCAGCACTCTCTACATTTGTTGCTCCTTTCTTTACATCACCAATTTTTGGTGCGGAGAAAAAACTACTTCTATCTAATGTGGGTGCAGCAAATGATGCCTTTTGTTTTGCCTGACCATAAAATTGACTAAGACTGGGACGCTTAGATTGAACCAGAGCACCACCTTTCTGCTTCCCACTTCTACTAGGCAACATTCTGCTAGCGTTTAATGCTCCTCCAATAAGTCCTACCATCATGCACCACCCAGATTATACATCGCTCTCATTATGAGATGTCCAATGTTTAATGGATCAATGCTACCAAGAGTTGGTACATCTGATCTGGCACCTTTCTTAGGACCTTGACCACCAGTAGGAATGGGAACGATACTCTGAGATCCTGGTGATGCTCTACCACCCCTAGATGGTGGAGTGATAGCACCAGAAGATATCCTAGGAGCTCCTGATTGTGCTGGTTGTAGTGCTGCTAACCTAGATGAGTTATCAGGTGATGCAGTTCTATCAACAGATGCAATCTCAGAAGCATCACCACCACCCCCACCTAATGCAATCTTAATAGACTGTGGATTGATTGCTTCGTATGTTTTTAAGAACTCCTGTTCTGCCTTTGTTCCTGCCTTACCACCAAGTTCAACACCAATACAACCAAGAGTTCCGTTACTTCCAATATCATTATGCAACATTAATCCACTACGACTACCAATAGATCCACTACCGTTTGCAATATATGTACTCCAATCACCAATACCAGCCAGTCCAGGATAAGGACCATGCTTCTCAAATCCAACTAATTTATAACTACCATCAGGAATAGGAGCTTGTGGAGTGGTAGATCTGGCATTCTGTGGTATGTTCATGCCAGCATAGGTGCCACTAATGACACCATAAGTCTTACCGACTTGCTTACCACTAGCATCTGTCATTTTCAACGTTCCTTCAACAGAGTTTCCAGTTCCCTTTACATCTATCTTACCACCACCAGCAGCGTATGTTGTGCCACCCATCTTTCTAGGTATATTTGTTCCACCACCAGCAGCGTTCATCGATTCAAGAGTATCAGTTCCATACTTCTGCACTGCACCCTTACTCATAATAAATTCACCCGGTGTCAACATGGCAGGAACAACATCAGTTCCTTGTGCCATGCCACCACCAGAGAACATATTCAACCCACGTTGGCGAATCTGTTCGTCAAGTAATTGTGATGAAGGAGGTGTTTGACCAGTGTTTTTAGTTTCTGTTGGAGTGACTACCGATTTATCATCCTTTTTATTTTGTTCTTCGCGTTCATTCTTGTTTTGCTGTGATGCCATATATGCACCGCCAGCAACAGCAGCGGTGGTTAAAACAGCTGCTGTTGCAAGAGGATTTGCAGCTGCAAGTCTTAACAAACCTGCTCCACCTTTAAGTGCTAATTTTCCTGCAAGTACAGCTAACTTAGCGGTCATTTTTGCAATACCAACTAAGAGGTTAAGACCTGTGCCAACAATAAACTTTGCTAGTCCACCAAGACCCGTTCCAAATAAGAGAAATCCAGCAACAATAGCAGGCCAGAAATCCTTAATAAACCTACCGATTGAATCGATCTTCTCTTTGTTTTCTGGATCTGTAAACCAATCAATCAGTTTGATCAGTGCTTTTGCAGCAAGAATCTTAAACAGTCCACTAATAATCTTATTGAAAAGATCATTAACAGGTGCCAGGGCCCGTGTGATTGGTGTCAGTAAGAATTTCTTTGCCGATTCAAGTTTGTTTTCTTTCTTACTTCTCTTTTCCTTTTCCTTATCCTTTCGTTCTCTCTCCCCTTGCTTCTCTTCAATCTCAGTTTGAGTGCGAATCTCATCAAGAAGATCATCTAACTTCTGATCTATTCCATCAATATCTGCATCCTCAATCATGTCAAGAGGAGGTGCAACCTCTTGTTGTTTAGCAGGAGCTAATGCTAATTTTGGAGTGAGTGGTGTTGCTGATTTTGATGCAGAAACTTCTACTTTAACTTTATTGACTTTGGTTACAAACTTCTCGAAGTCTATCTTACTTCTTCTGTATGCTTTTACACCTTCTTTTCTTTCATCCGGTGATAGATTCTCACCTCCTATCCTACCATCAGAGATAAGTTCCTGGTAAATTTTGTCATATCTATCTTTGCCAAATAGTTTGGCGGGGACAATCTTATTACCAGTTCCTCCTGATGGTGGTAGACTAAGCATTACGTTGTTTCTCTTGCTCTAACTTTTGCTCTTCAACATGCTGTTTTAAAAGTTCAACGTATACATCCCGTTCCCAGGGCATCATATTTTCAATCTCTGTCAAGCTATATTTATGATGCTGCATGAGGGCAAAATTAATTCTAAAATATGCCTCCAAATTCATGTGGGAAAGGGCTACGCGAAAAAACTAGATAATCCCTCCAATAAAACTTCACTAGACTTCTTAGTCTTAGGATTCTTTACCTTAACAGTGTGTGATAACTTAGGCATGGTAGAGAAAAACTTCTCAATGTCCTGAAACTGTTTGGTATTCAGTTGATCAACAAATTCTTTGATCTCTTTCTTGCTACAATCAGCAGCAGGCCATGCCTCCTCTTCATTGTAAATGGTTTCAATACAAGAACCAATCAGATCAAATGTTTTCTCAACATTAGAAGAATTCTCATCAAAGTCAAAGTTGTCTGTAATAAACTCTTCAAGAGAAGGGTACTTCAATCTCAATGCAAGTCCATCTCCAAGATCTACATCCCTATTGTGATCATCATCTTTGATAACTTTAATGTCATCAATATTAATAGTGACATCAATCTCTGTTACACCATCGTCTGGTGCAATAATTTTTAATTCAATCTCTTCACCAACAGACTTACCACGAATGTTAAGGAAAAGGTATTCGATATCAAATGTGGGTAGAGATTCTACTTTAATCTCTCCACGAATACATGACTTGATAACTTCTTTGATTGCTTTGGTGATCTGTTTTTGATCTTGACTCTCCATAGCCAAGACTAGAAGTTTTTCTTCTTTTACAAGGAAAGGTCTATATTCAATACTGTCGCCAGAAGAGGGAAGTTCAAGATCATAATATGGTGTCGCAATCTTTGGTAATGGCATAATGTCTTATACAATTCAGTATTCTTATTTATCGTTAATTAGCAAGTTCGAAATTGCCGTTCGTTGGTCCTTTATAAGATGTAGCTCTATCGCCTGGTTGCAACGGTGCAGTGAAATCAAGATCAAATCTATCACTGCCAGTAGTAGCCTGTGTATCTGTTGGGCCAGACGCACTAGGGTTTTGAGCATTAGTTCCAGAACTAGAACTAGAACTAGACTGAGTATCTGATTGAATCGCAGCACCACCCCTGTTGGTAAAATATCTATCGAATGTAAAGGTGACACTACATTTTAACAAATCGCTTCCATCATATGAGACTGGAATGGAACTGATGCTGAGTGGAAATGCATTAACAAAACTATAAAGCATATCATTTTTGGTTCTATCATAATCTTTATCAAACTTGTGCAAATCAATCCTACACTTATATCCACCCATTTCTTTTGGATATCTAAATCTATAAAATGCAGAGTCAGATTCTGCACCTGCATTTGTTTGAACAGAATATGAATCACCTGTGCTAGAAATATAGTCCATCCATGTTTCAAAGAATTTTAGAGTTTGATACTTCGCATCAACATAAAAATCAAGAGTTAGATCATCAAAGTCTCTACGATATGCAAACTTTTGATTGATGCCATAGTAATCCTGCAAGTTCTCAGTGGTTGAGAAACTAGAACCAGGAAGAGATGTAGAATTACACATGAAACTAAGATCATCATAGAACCTACCACCCTGAGGATTAAAATTCTTAGTGAATGGTAGAACTCCTACCTGTAACACAGCACGAAACTGACTGGTTTGCGCAAGGTGTCCAAACCGCCTAAGAAAGTCACTTGTGCTTAGATTTCTAAACGGAACTGCACCTGACATCTAAATACCTTAGTCTTTATATACTATGTATGAACTATAAGGGTAAATTTAAACCAAGTAATTACTTGAAATATAAAGGTGACCCTACTAAGATTATTTATCGTTCCCTATGGGAATTAAAATTCATGAATTGGTGCGATAGAAACAGCAATATACTCGAATGGGGGAGTGAAGAAATTGCAATTCCATACATTAGTCCTCTTGATCGTAGGGTTCATCGCTATTTTCCCGACTTTTATGTCAGAACAAGAACCAGAAACGGAGGGATTAAGAGGTACGTTATCGAAGTTAAACCGCTTAAACAGACTGTACCGCCCAAGAAGAGGTCGAAAAGATATCTTAATGAGATGAAAACATATGCTGTCAATGAAGCAAAATGGAAGGCAGCACAAGAATTTTGTGATGATCGTAAGTATGAATTTAAGATCATTACAGAAAAAGAACTAGGTTTATGAACCGTCTTGCCAAGTTACAAAAAAAATTAATTGGATCAGGTGTTGGTACTGAGAGTCCAGATGATATGATGCTAAAAATTATGGAGGCTCTTGGTGATATAGAGTATGCTCCTGATAGTGTTGGTGCATTTTATACTTTCGTATATCAAGCAAAGACACCTGAGTTGTTATATGATGAACATCCTCTGGTAGAAATCGTTGAAATTACCCGATGGGGATTCAAAGGGTTTAATTATCACTGGAATATGGTAAGAAATTATACATTTCCTGAGATTATTGGTCCAATGTATAGGGTTAATGCAGAAGAATTATCAACACTCCGCACCCTTCCATATAAAAAGTTTCGCGTTCGTGGATAAATAACTAAAAAGATTGTTGTGGCAAAGAAAAGTTCCAAGTTAAACATCAATGGGAAATCAGTAACTGTTGAGACGGAGTTGGAAAATGGTGCCTACACGGTAAAGGATAGTAAAGGTAGAATAATTGGATCCGGAGACTCTGCTTCTGGTGGAAATATAAATTTTTCTGGTGGAGATCAAACAGCACAAAAAGAATTACTTGGTCTTTCAGGAAGCAGAAGTAGAAATTTAAATAAAGATTTGCAATCAAAAGTAAAAGGTGTAGTAGAGAACGAAAATAAAGCAATAATTAACAACAACGCATCAACTACTCAGAGATTAAACCTAAGAGACATGGGATATGGAAATAAAATTAGTATCAAAGGGAAGACCATACCAGTAGAACCAGACATTGATACGACACCAGTACCACCGACTGGTAGTGATACAGAGGTAGATGAAAGTGCTGCACCATCACCAGCAGCACCAGTAGTACAAAAACCCCCTGAGGTTCAAGATCTTGATGGGTCAACAGTAAGGTATCCAGCAAGTCAAATTGATGGTAGCTATGACTTCGTTCAGTTTAGTATCATTGAATATGTCCCCGGAGGAGAGGGTGCATTAGCAAGTATAATTGAAAAAGGTGGTGGTGGAAGACCATCAGGAAGATTAAAAAATCAAAGTCCAGTGGGATCAGTCATCCTACCCATGCCACTGAATATTTCTTCACAGAATAATGTGAGTTTTGGAGAAGACACTTTGAATGCATTCCAAGCAGCTGGTCAGGATATAGTTCAAAATGCTATTCAAGGTGATATAGGTAATGCTCTTAATAATGCAAGCGGTGCCTTAGGTGCCAACGCAAGTGAAGCAAAGAAAGCACTCAGAGCAAAAATTACTCAGGATATTGTTGGTGGTGGTAACCTTCTCACCAGAACAACAGGTGCAGTTCTGAATAGTAACATGGAACTTTTGTTCAAAGGTCCTCAGTTACGAACGTTCAGTTTTGACTACAAGTTGACTCCCAGAGACAAAGCAGAAGCACAGAGTTGTAAGCAGATTATTAGAATGTTTAAGAAGGCAATGGCACCTAAGATAAAAGGTGGTGCTCTCTTCTTATATACACCAAATGTATTCCTTATTAATTTTATACACAAAGGTCAGAACCATCCATTCTTAAACAAAATCAAACCGTGTGCGCTCACTGGTCTTGGCGTAAACTTCACACCTGATGGTGCATACATGACATATGAAGATGGTTCTCCTGTGGCATACAGTTTACAATTTTCATTCAGTGAGATGGAACCTATATACGATATAGATTATGAGAACGACGAGGGCGCTGAGGGCACAGGATTCTAATGGGTTATTTCAGACAACTACCCAACTTCAATTACGTTTCAAGACTAGATGAAAAAGTTTCTAGTTCTGATTACATTGAAGTAAAAAATATTTTTAAGAGAGCAAAGGTAAGAGAAGATTTCTTTCAGAACTTCACTGCATTCACACGCTACACAATTAAAGGTGATGAGAGACCAGACAATGTGGCACAAAAATTCTTTAAAGATCCTGATTTAGATTGGGTAATTTTATATGTTAATAATATTATTAATGTGAGGGAAGAATGGCCACTCACAAATGTTTCATTTAAGAATCATTTGATTGATAAGTATGGTAGTCTCGTAGGAGCTAATGAGATTCATCACTACGAAACAGAGGAAGTCAGAGATCAAGCAGATAATTTAATTGTTCCAGCAGGATTACAAGTAGATGAGGACTTCTCTATCACATATAGAGATGTTGCGATGGGTAAAGAGGTTATTGCATCTGAAATAACTGATGGTATAACCAATGAGCAATATGAAACACGTCTGCAAAATGAAAGAAGGCAGATCTACATTTTGAGACCTGCCTTCTTGGGTATAGTATTAGATGACATCGAGAGAGTAATGACTTACTCTCAATCTTCTCAATATATCAACGATAAATTAAAGAAAGCTAGCAATATCAACATCGGTTAATTATGCCTCAGCGAGTTTCTGAAAGTAACTCAGGGCATCATCTTCATCATCATTCTTTGACTGCACAACGGGAGCAGATGGAGTGATATCAGATGAGTTAAAGTCAGCAGTAATACTACCACGACCTTCTGATTCATCTTCATAAGATTCGTCAGCAACAGCACGACGTTGTTGAACTCGTAGGACTTGATTCAAGCGACGTTCCAGATCCTCATAGGATTTGAAACTTGCGGGAGAGGTAAACTCTGCTAAGGAGTATTGCTTCTTCCAGATTGCTTCAAGTGCATCATCGTCATCAAGGAGAGGTGCAACAGAATCAAACTCTGACTTGTCATAATTCCAGTAACCATCCAATTTGCGGATTTTAAGTTTGAAGTCCGCACCTTCCCAGAAGTCAAAGGGATTGATAGGAGTTTCGTCCTCAAATTCGGGCTGCATAGCAGCAAGGATTTTGTCGTGGATTTTCTTGCCATATTTGAATAAAAATACTCTTCCTTCGTTTTCGGGGTTAGTTGAGTCCTTAACAACATAGATGTTGCTGTAATAGGACAACTTACGCTTCTGCTTACGGACAGTATCTTTGTCCGCTTCATTACCACTGTTCCAGAGGTCACGATTGTGCTCAGATACAGGATCCTTCTGACCAATAGTAGTCAGAGAGTTCTCAATGTACCATCCACCAGGACCTTGGAAAGCATGGCTGTACACCTTTGCCCAGGGAATATCCTCACTCTCAGGTGCAGGTAGAAAACGAATTACGGCATAACCATTACCACTCTTATCGAGTGATGGTTTCCACAGTCTCTCGTCGGAACCGTTGCTCTTAACATTGGTCTTCTCTACCTCAGCAACTAGCTTAGAGGTAAGAGATCCCAGACGGGACTGCTTTTTTAGATCAGAAAAAGACATTAGATTTGGCTTGTAGTTTTGGCTTATGTGTACTTCGGTATTATAGGACCTAAGGTAGGTCCTTGTCAACCTGTTGGCGCATAGTTTTAAGCATCTTTTCCATATTGGAGAAGACGATGCTCATATCAATATTTTCAGGCATCCCCATCATCTTTGCAGATTTGACGATGTTCTCCTTCATCAACTTTGCCTCAGGATCATCGGAGAGTGACAAGCGTGTGTATAGAACACGTTGTTTGTCTAGAAGTTTTTCAAGCATTTGAACATGCTCAATTCTATCTTCCTTATCCATGAAAGGGAAGTCAAAGACCTTTGTATAAACTTCTTCTTGAAGTTCTTGAATCTCTACCATCTCTTTTCTTACGACATCTGAATCGAAGAAACTCATAGGATAATCTCCTTCAAAATTTTTTTAAATCGAAATACGTCAATATTTAGAAAGGGAGAATACTTGTGTATACGGTAAGATATCAGTTTCCACACTGGGTCTGACATGTTCTTATCGAACTTAGATTTGTATCCAAGTATCTTATCCAAAACAATCAATGATTCAATTGATATGTTTCCTTTCAAAAATTCTTTGACTAATTGCGGGTGACTGTTTTCTTTCATAGAAAACATATCATCAAAGGTCTTGTCACCAAAGACCTCTTCTATCTCACCCTTAAACATGTAAGAGAGTGATTGGTTTTTCTTCTGCCAAGCAACATATACTTTTTCTCCGTTCTTAACAATGTCTGCCATGTAAAGACTTTGGGGATCATCACAGCTAGAAAAGTTTGCTACAAAGAACTGCTCAATTTCTTTATCATTTTTCTGCCTGGACATTTTCTCAAAGAAATATCTATCCTTTCTTTTATTAAAAGCATTATCAGATGCTTTCACTCTACCACAGTATTTGAGGTAGTCGTAACTATCTTTGGTGAAGTGTTGCTTCATCGCAAGATATGTCTTATAGCATTCAATTGGCATCATCTTTACGAATAATATTGAAAGCAATTGTGACACGTTCATTGTCAGTCAATTGCTCTTTGACTTCATGCAGAACATGACTAGGAAATGTAATCATGGTGCCTGGTTCCCCTGAGAATTCTACATCATATTCAGGAAAATAAATCGAATGTAGATCAGGATTCTCACAGTATACCACACCAGATAGACTACCGGTGTGTTTATGTTCAGGATTATGATCACCTTTATAGGAAAAGTTCAACCAGACATCATATGAATCAAAATGACCATCCCACTTTCTGATTTTGTAGTCTCTATGATGACCACCACAAAGAGTAGCAGTCATTCTCAAAGTAAGAGCTAACCAAAAGGACTCTTCTACCATCCTAGAAGGAACAGAGAGTTGATATGAATTCTTACCATAGTTCTCATGTATTCTGAGCATGAATAGAGGATGATCTTTGATCTCTCTACCATACTTTACCCACGAAACAATCTCTTCTAATATTTCTTTTGGAAGTTTAGTGACCATGACAGGACACCCTTCTTTCAAATGTTCTAACTCTAATCGATATTTCATAATAAAAAACCTAATAGGGCAATTTTTTGCCGGGATTTTTTATCGCCCTTTTTTGAAACTAAAAGTCGTTTTCCGCTGAGGGTTGATCAAGTTGATACTCCATCAGCATGGCAAAAGTTTTTTGCTTCATGAATTTAAGAAACTCTTGTTCTTCCGGAGGACGAGCAGGTGAACCAGGCCAAGTTTGGACTGCATAGCATAGGTGATTATGAAACATACGAATTTCATCTATACCCATTGTCCAATCGAACCAATAATCATCGGGGTCCTGCTTTCGGTTCATCTTAGATAGGTAGTTTTGCTCGGGAACTTCGTTTAAGAAAATTCAACTCGGTAGCATTAAATTTAAGTTTTTCTTTTAATGGCTTTGATAATAATTTAGGCACTGATTCAAGTTCAATACTATTTTTTTCACAGAACACGACGATAGCATCAATGTAATTCAGTTCTCTATTTTCTTGCACAAGTTTTTCTATTTCCTGCGCAAATTGAGCAGGAACCATAAACTTTTTCTGAAATGCTTCGTCTAGTTCATTTGGCATTGGCGTGAGATAAATTGTTGGTGACAAATTCCTTAATATAACGAACTAGAAGTACAATATACTCTTCTTTGTTCCTTTTGTCAAATACTTTGACATCTCCACCAGGAGTAACCATAATAGTAATGAGTTTAGTAACTGGAATGCCAGTCATCTCATAGTACATACAAGCATATGCAGTTTCCTGAACGAAATAGTTTTCCAACCACTTCTCTGGTTTGATTTTTTCTGATGTTTTAAAGTCTATGATAGCTAGTTCGCCTTCGTATTCGGCAATACAATCAACTCTTCCGGCTAATCCAAGGTACTCAGAAAAGAGAGTGCGTTCAATAGCATGTATATTATTTATCTTATCTAGATATGGTTTGCTATGGTGAAACATCAACTTAGATAAGGGGCGGTAATCGTCCCAATTCAATTCCTTATTCTCTAAGTATGCTTGTGCAACCTCATGGTAATCAGTTCCACGGGCAGTTGCTTTTCTCGTAATTTTGTTAGCTTCCTCTTCTCCAATTCGTTTGCGCCACTTGACAAAAATCTCGCGATTATAGAAAGAAGTGACAGAAGTAATAGAAGGAACCCAGTCGCCATTTGGGACTTGATATAGTCTGCAACCGGGTGTTTCTTTTTTGTTGAGTTCAATGTCACCGAGATAATTATTATGAATGAAGGTCATACTAAACCAATTGCGTTCTTAGCGAGGATGTATTCTTTGACCAGACCAGAACGAACGATATCTTCGATACCAAATTCAATCAGAGAGAACGATTCCATTTTTGTAAGGATACGAGTGAAATCGGAGATCCCATTTCTCTCATGAGTCTTAGTCAGATCGGATTGAACCCCATCACCACAGAATAAGATCTTACTATTCTCACCAATGCGAGTAATAATAGAATCAAGTTCGTGGAAGTTGAGGTTCTGGCACTCATCAACAATCACAATAGCATTATCAAAGGTAGTACCACGAATGAATGACGTGGACCAAAAACTAACGGTGCCTTGGGTTTTCAAATTGCCATACAGCATCTCGAAATCGGATTCAGATGGCAACTCGAACATATATTTTACCATATTCTTGTAAGGAATCTGATAAAGAGATGACTTGTCTTCATGATCACCAGGCAGGAAACCAATCTCTCTGGTCGCTACAAGAGACCTAACGATGTAGATCTTCTCGTACTGTGTTTCGCCAGAAAGAACCTCTCTCAGGGCATTATAGAGGGCAATGAATGTCTTACCTGTACCTGCACATCCATATGCAAACAGATGCTTACCTGATTTGTAATCAGCAAAAAATCTTTCTTGATTATCTGTGAGTGGTTCAATATCAACCAGTAGATCCGTGTTAAGTGGTTTCTTACGACGCATTTGCTTTGCAGTTAGACCTACTCCAATTGGATCATCCGTTTTCTTTCTTCTAGGCATAATTAAGACTTAAAGTTTAAATGTTTGAAGGGCCGAAGGTGCTTTCTGTACTTTTGATAGGACTTCATTCCAACCAGGTTTAGTAACCCTAAGTTTATCTTTCCACTCTCCTACCTCACCAAACCCAGGAGCATTATCTGGTGTGTAGTACCTTTCCCAGTCAGGATTCTCTTTGATCCAATCATCCCATGCATGTACGCTCATTACAACATCTTTTGTCTCGCCAGTTTCTTTGTTTTTTACAGGATACGTTGCCATAAATTTACATAATGTGTGAATATTTATTAAAGGTAGTTGAAATTAATATTGTACCTACCTTTTTGATCTGTTGTAGTAGATGAGTTATGCATTTCACTACCATCAAAGATTAGTAATCTATTTGCTATACTATCTACCTTTGTTCCATCTTGCAATCTGGTAAAACCGTTACAAGTATTCAGTGAATAGATGGCAGCATGGGATGGAAAGTCATAATCAACATGCTGTCCATGTTCTCTCAAAGTCTCTGTATGTGGATAGAAATTTAATTTAATCCTCATGAGAGATTTAAGATTAGGAATCCTGTCACCGAAGGTGATAACCATCTTTGAACAGTATTCACTCATGGGTCTATCATGATTGTAGAACTCATGAGTGGCATACCAATTCCACAGTTCATTATTCGTTTCTAATTCTGGTGGATGAGATACCCATTGTTGAAAGTATAATGGCATGTTCGAGTTGAAACATAAACGTTCTACCAATTCTTCGTGAATATCCCTTGGTAAAAAATTATCGATTACTTCCATTCTAATGCTTCGGCAACAGTAGGGTACTGTTCAATAAAGATCTTCTTACAATCATTAGCAAGATCCATGTGCTCTTGTTGTGTACCATTTGCTGTTCGCAATTGGATATAATGGATCCATGACCTACATGAGCCTGTCATATAGATTTTTGTTGGTACTGCCAAAGGGAGGACAAAACGAGCACACTCCTTTGCCACTCCATGATCAAGCATGGTTTGATATAGATCCATCGCAGAAGCAAAGTGCCTTTCAATAGCTATCTCAAACTCTTGCTTATGAAAGTCATCCAAATCGTCCGTAGAATTCTGACGATTCTTTTTATCTTGCCTTCGCAGTTTCGGAACAGGGATCTGTGGTGCCAATAAGGAACTATCAGCATAGCGTTGTGAAAATTCTTGGTATGTAAATGAACGGTGACGTAGAACCTGAGCTGCCAACCCTCTGGTGGTAGTCAGTTCCAGTGTCATGTATGCTTGCTCAAACACAGACCAATGGTGATGCTTGATGCAGTAACCTAGAAGTCCTGCATATTTTTCATTGTCTTGATTGTTTGGATTAGAAACTCTGGCAACATATGCCATAGTTTTTTCGGCATCAGGAGTCGCTGTGATCAGTCGTGCATTCATTATGTTTCAATTCTTTTTTAATAAGTTTAGCATACAATACTTCTTCCTGTGTATACCAATCAGGATGCTTTTTAAACCGCTTAATCAGTTTTTTAGCTGCTTTCTTGTCTTTCATTAGAACTACACACTATCATCTCCCTCATAAAACACCTCATCATAATCACCAATCTCGGAAGAGTCCTCTTGATATTTATATGATTCCGCATCAGAATACACCTCTGATTCTAGAACATTGATCAAAGATTTTAGATTTTTGACGATCAGTTTAAGCGTTTCCTTATCCATAAAAAAGTAGATCGTAGATTATATTATAGCATTAAAAAAGGAGGGTAGCAACCCTCCTCACCTTTCGGTTTAATTGTTTATGGACTAAGCTAGAACGCTCCTACAAATACGCTTACATTTAGATTGATTTTCATCACATTCAATCAAACAATCGTAGTAGTCATTGATAAGATCCGATTCTTCCATGGTCTTATCTAAGGTCTTTGATAATTTGTCAACGGACTGTTTCCATCCTGCTAGTTGGTTGTACGATAATAGATTATGCATAATAATTCTCCATATAGAACGGTAATAATGATTTTAGTTCATTAACTCTCCAATTCTATTAATATTTAGTCAGCGTATGCTAACTTAATGAAGTTTCCGTAATAATTTACAAAAAAAGGGAGGTTATGAAACCTCCCGTAACAATCAGCTCTTAGATGCGAACTTACGTTCGATCTTAATACCACGATACATTAGATTGTGGTTGCGTTGTTGCGTTGCTTGCTCCAACACACTGGCTTTGTACGCCTCTTTATCGTACTGCTGACCTCTGTAAGTAATAGTAGTCATGAATTTACTCCTGAAAGTTGGGTGAAAATTAACCTTCTCTGCTTTCGCAGGATCCGTGTTTTCCCGTTCCTTCAATCGTGTGCGTCCCAATAGCACTCAGGTGTAGATTCCTTTACGGTTTCTACTAACTCAATCATAACTTTATTGCTAAGATTTTCGTTTCTCTTTATCCGTAGCATAATGCTATCGGCATCAGAACAACTGAGTGATGAATATAGAAGAAATTCAATCATGGGATGAACGACTCCGTTCCGCGACTTACTTGCGTCCGATCTCTCGGATGAACGATAGGTCTATTATAGACCTCATTTCTTATTTAGTCAAGTGGATTGCCAAATTTGTCTACGAGACCCAGTTTCTTAATCTCAGATATATTTGACTTCTCTTCCTTCTTAATCTGCTTATACTCCTTCATGAGTTTATCGATCTCTACATTCTTAATCTTCACTGTCATCTCCTTCTGTTCGTCAGGAGTGATGAAACCAAGTTCACCCTCAGGAGAACTTTTATTTTGTTCTTCAACATAGGAGTTGATGACCTCTTGAATTTCATCACGAATCAACAGTTCAATCTGTGCTCTCAGCTCTTCATCAGTCATCGTCTTTTCTTTTTCTCCTCTTTTTTTGGTTTTACTCCATATAAATTAGGTCTGAGTCTTCCTTCTGTCTGATCAAACCTGAGGAAATCTTTCTTATACTTATCGTAATACTCATCAAAGATATCGACTGCTTTGTTTGCCATCACAATATCATGAGTGAGGGTCCCCTCCACATTATACTTTACTAAAAAAGAATTTGTAGGAAGACCCTTATCGGATGCTAGTGTTGGATCACAGTCTTGATGGATGAGTGTAATCATTCCCATCATGAACGACCGCCCCATTGGATGTCTGGATATGCTTCTTCAACATGACCACGATTAACATTGTAACGGTTGATCAGAGCCTTGTCTTTTACTAGGATCAATAGATCAGCTTCTTCGGGATGGAGACCTTCCAGAATCTGAATAAAGATCAGTTCTCGTCTGGTCTTGGAGAGTCTATCGTTTCCCCCCCTCACAAAGTTGTAGAAACTCCTCTGCTCGCTCCTCAGAGAGGTGTGTTCTGTTCCCTTAGGTGCTTCGTTAGGCTTGTATGGAACAGTGCCTTCTGGAAGCATAGAGATGACAGTATCATCAAAGTTCCAAATCAGCAAAGACACAAGAGCTTCATTGCGGTGCAGTTTCAGAAGCTCAACTTTTTTTGCGCGGGTTCTTGCCTTAGAAACAAGATCTAGAATTTCATTTTGGAATGGATTAGGTGGGAGATCAGTTAACTTGGGAGAAGGAACTGAACTCTTCTTAGTTGTCTTCGTTGTCATAGTAGTCGTCGGCATTTTCAAATCTCACTGCAATAACTTCATCTGGAAGTACATTGCCATTTTCGTCAAAGAATTCAGGATGCAAATTAACAGTATCTGGATGATAGGGAGTTGTTTTGATGACGTGCTCTTTTGCTAGCCATCCAACCATACCTCCGACGAAGAAGAACATTATAGAGACTAATGAACTAATTGTCAAGATCGTGGCAACCATGTTTCTACTCCTTCTTTTTTACATCTAGTGAAAAATCTAGGCACACATGAAGTTCTCTACGGAATAGAGATATCATTTTCCCAAATTTTATCTGAAAAATCTTTGATCCCTCCTTCTTATTTTTGTTTCGGAGCATCAACTCCACGCCCTTATTTATTTGTAGATCAGGATCCTCTCTTACGGCCAGGTCGTTTATCTCTTTCATAGCGTAAAGCATCCTCTAAAATTCCATAAAGATAGTTTCTAATCTTACGAGCACGTGATTTTGGAATATGTCCATACCCCTCACGAATTTGTTTGTGCTCATTGTCTGAACCACCTTTGATATACTCGTCAAGTTCAAGACAGAGATCACTAAGTTCAGCAGCAGTAGAACTTTGAATAAACTGAGTCATGTCTTTCTTGGTCAACTGAGCAGATTTTGCATACAGATACATGTTCAATACGAACTTATCTTTGAATGCATAATCAATAGCGGTTTCTACAAGGTAGCAAAGTTCTTTCATTCCTCTGGTAACTGTTTTTGTTCTCTCAAAAACTTAATAGTGTCGGCACACCCACCAATAGTTTGGGAACCATAGGTTACTTGGGGGAAGGTGGCTTTCTCACCATACTCATCATGAAATGCTTCTTTGGTAAAATCTCTGTCTAATTTATAGACAACATATTTAACCTCTGTAAATTGCATCAACTGTTCAATCTTTGTGCAGTATTGGCAATTATCTTTTGAATAAATCGTAAAGGTCATAGTCTCTGTTGACTTGAAATTTATTTAGTATTGTGATCCGGTCTGGTAACTGGTGTGTAAGGATGCTGTGGTTTGTGTTCACGATCCATAGGTTGAGACTTACTCAAATCCCTACGAGAGTTGTTACTGATGACAATAAATGCATCTTTGTTGTACTTACGAACACCAAATGGTGTCGCCCACTTTTTATTATAGTTCTCACCTTGATGAATGCCACTGACAACAGTGCCGCCAATTTCGACAACAATATCATCACCTTCATCCCATCCTAGTGTTTCGATGATATCTTGGACTTCACTTTGAAACTCAATCATAAAAAAAGAGGGTGGTAACCCTCTTAGTATATCAATTTTTATCCTGTTTGTAAAGGTCTTCTAGTTTATCCTCCACATCTGAGTTTAGCATAGTCAAAAACTTTTTGGGGAACATTAATATCTAATGCTTTTTCAAATCCTTCAAATCCTGGTGAGGAGTTTGCTTCACAGATTCGGTATCCGTCAATGTGAAATAATAAATCAACACCAGCAATATCAAGATCAAGAGCTTTTGCAACTTGAATACTAAGCATTTCCAATTCGTCATCCACATCGTATGCTTCCCCTTGACCTCCACGGGAAATATTGGCTTTAAATGAACCATCAGTAGATTTGCGTTGCATAGCACCAACAACTCTACCACCAATAACAATTACCCTCAGATCTCTTCCTTCTGATTCTTTAATATATTCCTGAACAATCATAGAATTCTTAAAGTCAAGAGAAGAAATAAGTTCCGACAAATCTTCAAAATGTTTAGCGTCTTCACAAAGAAAAACACCATCTCCATGTGATCCAGTTATAACTTTCAGGACACAAGGAAATCCCACTACCTTTTCAACTAACTCAGATTTACATGGAAATCTAGTCAGCATAGTTTTGGGAATAGGAAGTCCTGCTTGTGCCAAAATTTGATTGGCATGAAACTTATCCTTTGATGCTTCAATAGAAGCAGAATTAGGAAGAGTTTGGACATTCATTCTCTCAAATTGTCTGAGAACACTGAGATTAAAATAGTCAGTGCCACTCCCAGTGCGAGCAAGTATGCCGTCAGGCAGAGAAACAATATCATTACAATGTCGAATAGATTTACGGTCATCTCTGGATACAATCAAATCAATTTCGTCAGCATAAACCAAACGAAGATCGATATTATATTTATCTGCTTCTTCAACAAATCTTTGTCTTTCATAGATCTCTGTGGTGAGACGATTACCAAGCATCCAGAGTTTCATGTGTTTGTTTTACTTGTAGTCATTATACAATAAAAAACCACCCCCGTCAAGGGAGTGGTGACAGTTAACATAGTTCGGGTTATAAGTCAATAATCAAAGAGCATTTCCACGAGGTAATACTTCCTCTGGAAAAATGAAGTTTTCATGTGGTTGATCAACTGGTGCTAACCATGCTCTCAATCCCTCGTTGAGCAAGATATTTTTCGTGTAGAAAGTCTCAAATTCAGGATCTTCTGCTGCTCTAAGTTCTTGACTCACAAAATCATAGGCACGAAGATTAAAAGCAAGCCCAATGATGCCAATAGAAGATGTCCAAAGACCCATGACAGGAACAAACAACATAAAGAAATGCAACCAACGCTTATTGCTAAACGCAATGCCGAAGATTTGCGACCAAAAACGGTTCGCAGTAACCATCGAATAGGTCTCCTCCTCCTGAGTGGAATCGAACGCTTTAAATGTGTTTGACTGTTCACCATCTTCATACAAGGTATTCTCTACTGTAACACCATGAATGGCAGAAAGCAATGCACCACCTAGGATACCTGCTACACCCATCATGTGGAAGGGGTTGAGGGTCCAGTTATGGAATCCTTGTAAGAACAGCAGGAATCGGAAGATTGCTGCTACCCCAAAGGAGGGAGCAAAGAACCATGAAGACTGGCCCAGTGGATAGATAAGAAAGACACTGACAAATACAGCGATAGGACCAGAAAACGCAATAGCATTGTAAGGACGGATACCAATTAACCTAGAAAGTTCAAATTGCCTAAGCATGAAACCAATGAGAGCAAAGGCTCCGTGGAGTGCCACAAAATTCCAGAGTCCCCCAAGTTGGATCCAGCGGACGAAATCGCCCTGAGCCTCAGGACCCCAGAGAAGAAGAAGAGAATGACCCATAGCGTCAGCAGGCGTTGACACAGACGCTGTGAGAAAATTAGCACCTTCAAGATAGGAACTTGCCAGTCCGTGGGTGTACCACGACGTAGCGAAAGTTGTACCAGTAAGCCAGCCACCAATTGCCAAATAAGCAGTGGGAAGAAGTAGTAATCCAGACCAACCAACAAAGACGAAACGATCACGCTTAACCCAGTCATCAAGGACATCGAACCACCCCCTTTGTTGTTGTACTAGTGTAGATGTTGTCACTATTTAAAACCTCCATTTGATTTTTGTTTTTTATCCAACACTTCGATATTTGATCTGAAAAGTGTTGGTGTAGTAAACCATTCTGATTGAACTTGTTCCCAACTGTCGAAAATTGTGCTCTGACCGTTAGAATAAACAAATTTGTATTGATGCCTATCATATGGTTCATCAGAAGTTTGCGCGAACCATTCAAGTTTACCAGTCATAATAAGTAATTAAACTTAACATTTGAGAGAAAAAGAAAGGGGTCTTGAAGACCCCATTACTTCTTATTGATTATAACAGATTAATCAACCAACAGATGGAGCAATCAAGGCCACAGGTGTGGACTCAGCTGCTGCAAGATCAAGCGGGAAGTTGTGCGCGTTTCTTTCGTGCATGACTTCCATTCCGAGACCTGCTCTGTTGAGCACGTCTGCCCAGGTGTTAAGGACACGTCCTTGTCCGTCGAGGATGGACTGGTTGAAGTTGAAACCATTGAGGTTAAATGCCATGGTGCTTACGCCCAGTGCAGTGAACCAGATTCCAACGACAGGCCATGCTGCCAGGAAGAAATGCAAGGAGCGGGAGTTGTTGAATGAAGCATATTGGAAGATCAGGCGACCAAAGTAACCGTGAGCGGCTACAATGTTGTAGGTCTCTTCTTCTTGTCCGAACTTGTAACCATAGTTCTGTGACTCAGTTTCAGTCGTCTCACGAACGAGTGAACTTGTAACCAGACTTCCGTGCATAGCAGAAAACAAACTACCACCAAAGACACCGGCGACACCCAACATATGAAACGGGTGCATAAGGATATTATGTTCTGCTTGGAAAACCAACATGTAGTTGAATGTTCCTGAGATTCCGAGGGGCATTGCATCTGAGAATGAACCTTGACCGAAAGGATAGACTAAGAAGACTGCGGATGCTGCTGCAACGGGTGCAGAGTAAGCAACACAGATCCATGGACGCATACCTAGACGGTAGGAAAGTTCCCACTCACGTCCCATATATGCATAGATGCCGATAAGGAAGTGGAAGACTACTAGTTGGAAAGGACCACCATTGTAAAGCCATTCATCCAAAGATGCTGCTTCCCAAATGGGGTAGAAGTGAAGACCGATTGCGTTTGAAGAAGGAACAACTGCACCAGAGATGATGTTGTTACCATACATGAGTGAACCAGCAACGGGTTCACGGATGCCGTCGATATCGACAGGAGGTGCTGCGATGAATGCAACAATGAAGCAGACAGTTGCTGCAAGCAGTGTTGGGATCATCAATACACCGAACCAACCAACATACAAACGATTGTTAGTTGAGGTTACCCAAGAACAAAACTGTTCCCAAGTTGATGTAGATTGTTGCCTTGAAAGAGTTGTAGCCATTGTACTAAAAAAAGTAAGACCATCAGGGAATGGTGGAGTTACTATTTCCCCAGCACCCTCAGCCGGGGATATGAGAGACGTTTTTATACACCCAATAGGTCTCGGTTAACAGGTGTTACGAAGCGTTAAGAAATGTGTTGGTTTCTTAACTTGCTGACTTATTTATAATAACAGAAAAAAAGACCCCTGTCAAGGGGTCGGTGCGTAAACTGGTTGCATCAGTCCACCACCTGGTCCGTCATTGTCATCATCAACTTCTTGGGAGAGACTCCAAAGAATAAACCCCACAAGCATTGTTGCTGATAGCAATAACATTTACCATACTCCTGGGATGATCTGTCCTGTGACTGCATATGATCCCATTGCGGCAATGACTCCAAGCATTGCTGCCCAACCGTTAATGCGTTCTGCGTTTTCGTTCATTGTTTTTGCTCCAAAGTTTTGTTAGTGATAATAATTTTCTCTCCATCATGAGAGAATTGTAGCTCGTCTTCTGGATGCCAGAGAAGTTCTTCGTACATGTCATCCAGTTTCTGCATGTCCTCGTAGAGTTGATTGGGGTTTGGCATATTACTTTTTGATATACTCCCTATCTATTTCATTATTATAGCAGAAGTAATTCAATTGTCAGAATCCGAAGACACCAAAGAAAAATACACTACCACTGAAAGCATAAGAGACAACAGCAGCAACAAATCCAAGCATAGCAGTGCGTCCATTCAATTTCTCTGCCCTTTCTGCATAGGTCTCATATCCATAACGCTCAGCATCAGTCTGAGAGACATACATCTGGGGTTCTTTGGCGAACAGATTCTGTTGTCCGCGATCATTGGTTGTTACAGTCATGTTACACTCCGTTGTAAATCTTTACACATTATATAGGAAACGTAAAGTTTTGTCAATAGTCTGAGTCAGTACCATATCTGATACAGGTCTTTTTGTTTTCTGGTGATGACCTACACCACTGTCTCACATAAGCATCTGCATCCTTATCCATTGTGAAGTGGGCATGGTTATGCAGTGCCCCTATCAGTGCTATCACCCCCAATAGTGTGAGGGAGGTCAGCGTTCCTGGATTCGTTATGAAGTTTATAAAATATTTTTTCATAAAAAAGGGGATGCCGTCGCACCCCCAGTATAACATCTAGATGTTTATGTGTCTATATGAACGATCAGAAGTTGTACTTGACGCCCAACTTACCACCAAGACCGAAGTCATCATCGTCTTCTGCGGTCAGGAAGGACATCTCACCATATACTCCAAGAGCATCGGAGACGGGAAGGCCAACTCCTGCTTTACCAGAGAACTGGGTGTCAGTATCTTCGCCATCAACAGCGACGATTGCAGGGCCAGCCTGGACGTAGTATCCAGCAGCACCTACTTCGCCTTCAAATCCAACGTGAAGGTCCGTGGTCGCAGCGGTGTAGTCATCGCCTACCCAACCAGCATTGGTTTCTACGTTAACGTAGGGACCGGCTAGGGCAGCGGTGGCGGAGAAAGCGGTTGCAGACAGTGCTGCGAATACAGATTTGAACATTTGTTTTACCTTTAAGTATATCTCGTGGAGTGTCCCACGGATGGAAAGAACCTCGACAAGGTTCTGTTAATTATACCTCTCGTCGTTTTATGACAAAAGGTTAAGTATTTATACTACTGGAAAAGAAAGAATTTGTCAAGTGTGGGTTTGAAAACCCTACTGATTGTGGACGGGATGCCCTTCAATCTTGCCATTTTCATCATATCCGGGTGGTAATCTGCCAAGATAGCAGTTCCAGTTGAATAATGTTTTCCAGTCATCGATGCTTCCAGACTCAACCCAGAAGTTCGAGATACCATTATAACTGTTCCGGTGAAATATGTCAATATGCTCTGGGTGGATTGATGATCCAAGGTCCAGACGATACAAGAACATAGGAATACAGTACACCTTACCACTCTCAAAGATGATATCTTCTGATGTGGCACGAGGTCTCACATCAGTATCAAGTTTAAACTTATTCTTTCTAACATGATGCTTGTAAATCTTCTCTGCATGATGTCTTTTTAGAACATATACAGCAGCAGAAAAATCATTAATAAAACGATTGTGTAGTGTCACGTATACCACAGCAGGATTGATGGTGGTCAACTGCATAGCATCATAGTTGTAAGGAAAATAAGTTGCTGCCTCCTTGTATGTGAAAGGCCAGTATCTCACAGTCTCAAAGAATGCATCATCCTCCATGATCATCACCTCATCACAATCCATCTCCTCAATGAAGTATTTGATTGCTTTAAGGTGAGACATACAACACCCAATCTCATTAGCGATCATCGTATGTGGAACAGTTCCACTTAGATGATCCTCAAACTCACCTTCGATCCTGGCATCAATGCCAGAGATACGTGTGTGATCAGTAATTTCCCAGTCAGCAAACTGATCCTCCATATGTTTCTGACGTTCTTCATCACCATCAAGATTGATCCAAAGAACAGGAGGAATACCTTTGAGTTTGTAAGCTGATTTATTTCTTTCCATGACTTAGCCTCTTAATCATGTATTCAACGTTTTTGTAATACTCTTTTAATTCACCAGGTTCTTTTGCTCTCAGATCATTATAGAGTTGTTTATTGTTTTCGATATGTGGATTAGTAAACCAAGAATTCATAGTTCTGACGTGTTCCATATGATAGATTGCCTGATCAACTCTTCCGACTTTGTATCCAAGTTTTTCAAATCGTTCAGGTCTTTCATTATCCTCATAACCATATGAGATAAAGTTTTCATTCTCCATACCACCATCAATATAAGATTGACGATTGAAGAACTGTGCCCATCCATAATCAGAAGTAGAGTTTTCTGTATCAGGATGATTTGCAAATGAGTTTTCGGAGAAGTCACTATCAATCAGACTGTGAATGAGTTTCTGGTTGACAGTAACTTTCTCCTGATAATGACCCTGACCATATGGATAAACTAAATCATATCCTTCTTTCAGGATCATATTATATGCAATATTATAGCTACTGATTGGGAAAATTACATCTGTATCATAGTTAACTACAACATCAGTCTTTGATTCCATCAACATATCGTTGAGGATTCTAGTACGATGGAAGACAGGATCTTTACTCTCTTCATAGATCAAAGTCACCTTTGACATATCATCAACTAATTTTTCTAGTTGAGGAGCAGCATACTGCTGAAACTTAGAGTCCTCATCTACCTCTTCAATGATAACATTAGTATCAAAATTTTTCAAGAGGTACGCAAGACTAAGAACAATGTTACGCAAACGATCTTCACTCTCAATTCTGAGAGGCATAATAAAGGTTGCGTTTTTTAAATCATGTTTCATAATTTCTTGTGTATCTATGTTTGTCAGTAACATACTCTAACTCTTTACTGTTTGCTTCCCATGATCCATCGGGATGCTGGCAAACAATATCAAGATCAAGATTTGCAGAAATTCGATAGTCACCTTCTCGACTAGAAACAAGAACATCTTCAATGATCTCCGGCATACCGTGATCATATCTCATTCTATGATAGAACTCTGTGTCCATTAGCATCTTGCATTCAGGATCAAAGAACTCTAATGCTTCTCTTCTCATCGTTACGATGGAAGGTCCGCCCATAAAATTTTGTCCCTCTAACAGATGCTCAGACCAACGAGGAACCATGGGTCTATAAAACTCTTTGCCATCCTGAGTGTGATTGAATCCAGTAACCACCCAAGATGTATCAGTATCTAGGAATTTTCCGTAGATCTTCATCAAAGCTAGATTATCAATGAATAGATCATCCTGAAACATGATTTTGATTATACTACCAGTACACCTTTTAAGTGCAAAGTTTGTATTTGCTGGTCCATTACCACGATCATAAAAGTTTTGAATGTAAACAATACGAAGTTTTTCAGAGTATTGTTTACATGCATTATAAACATCCATGTTACCACGTGAGTGGTCAGAAACAACGACTTCAACATCCTTATAAGATTGTTTATTGATACTGGAAAAAAGTTCTTTTAGATACTTACCACCATATCCTTTCATCTCATATGCAGGAACCGCAATGGAGATATCATTCATGATTTGAAAGCCGATCCAACACGTTTTGCCATCCTGAGGAAAGTGCTTTGGACCCCCGTGTCAAACGGTTGCGAAAGCGAGAGGAGAAGGAAGTCGATGACTGCTTCTTTGACATGTTCTGTTCCTCTTTCGACATTAAAGACCGAACTTCTTCCATCTTCATCAGTGTACGGATGGTGCCAATCTCCATCCTCAATGAACTTTTCTGTTTTGTATTCTTTCGGATAAGAGAAAGCATTCGGTAGTCCGCTAAAACGCGCCTCAGTCGATGGATCATCTGAACAAATAAAGAATTTATTTTGAGTGTCTTTTTCGACAGTATTATACCAGAAATCAACGTCGAAATCTTCGATACCTTTGAAGTCGGTCATGCGAAGATGAATACCATAGTAACCACCTTGTAGATTTTTTGAAAGATAATTAGCAACTACTGCCATAATATCCTTGTTGAATAGAAGTTCTCGGATAGTGTTCCGAACTTCATTCTCAGGCAACCAATCATAGATCAATGGTGTGTAGTAGAAGATGTTCTTCTGACTATTAGCAACAGAGATACATGCTTGCTCCAAGGTAAGAGTGCCTGGATCAACCATTCTCATATTACCATGATCTCTAAACAGACCGACATGCTGATCAGATACAGTCAAGAAATCATACTTCTCTACATGAGGAAAGAATTCTTTGAGTCTCCAATCAACTACATTTTCCCTTGGAGCAAAGATATCATCCCAAAGAGCACGACACATATTTGTACTAGGCCAACTGATGGTTGCTGGTAGACCACATAACCTTGCCAAAGTAAGTCCACCAATCAACCCACTATATCTGTTGCCAAAACTACCGTCGCAACAGATGTGCATATGTTTTACATTCTCACTCATTATTTCTAATGTCCTCAATTACAAAAGCATCAGGTTCGTTCTGGAAATATGAAATTACTTCATTACGATCTTCAAAGATCTTATTCCAGTCTTCCGCGTCAATGTTAGAAACATAATCTTTCTTCTTCTTGATATGAACAGAGGTCAATCCCCATGACTCTGGACGATGACGAACCCTGATAAATTCATCTTCGTACCTGAATCCTTGATTACGATACTGATCAAAGAGATCAGTAATACCAAAGAACAGTCCAACAGCAATCTCAGGACGATCCCATTTGATACCAGACTCTTGCACCTTAGGGTGCCATGTTAAGTCATGCATACCCTCAGGCCAGTTAGTATCATGAAAAACAATCCAACTGTCATCCTCCATGTGAGGATACCAATGATAAAGTTCAGTTGCTACTTGTGCTGCAACATGAATCGAATCAACAAATAAAAGTTTTACCTTACCATACTCAGATGTATCCCAATGCTTTCCAACACTAGAACTATCACCTTCGATCATATTGTAGTTGGGGAAATCCCAAAGATCAAATCCAGTTCTTTTGAACTGTGTATCGATACCGTAAACTTGATTGTGCCTTTCAATAGAATCATAGGTGAGGCATAGAGAAGAAACACCAAAGTCAACCCCAAGGTCAACAAAGGTATTATTATCTCCACACTTATCTACAATACGAGATAGAGCAAGAAGGTTTGTTCCTAGGTTACTAAATTGGAAGTTCTCTTCTGTTGAGAAATTCCATCCACCATACTTACCTGCGCGAATTCCATTACCAGGGGTAATATCTTTAAATTCATTTGTCATTTCAGAAACCAATCTTTTCGTTTTCACAGAAGGGATAATTATTTTGAGTCAAGTAATTAAAAAGAACTGACTTATATTTTGAATTTTTTAACTCAGGAGTGAGCGAAAGAAACTCCTGCACGACATATTTATCCAGGTATGGGTATCGAGTTTCAATACCAAAAGACCCAGCTACATGTTCTTCTTTTGCAATATATGTCTCTTGTGAACTGCCATAGAATGATGCCCATGGAAAAATAGTTTCTAGATCATCAGGAAACAATCCACCAAAGTTACTGTGCTGATACTTCTTTACTCCTCCGAATCCATAGTCCGAAAAGATTTCATCTGCACCTGAACCGGAGAGATAGACTTTGTTTCCATCTCTAATTGCTTTATCACAAACGTATACAAGAGAACCGCCGCCATGATCATCAACAATATCCATACCATATTCATTGTAATCGGATGAAGAAGAATGAATTGTATTTTTAAATGGTTCAACATTTCTTGCAATGTAACTTACAATAGATCCCCTCTCATGCTCAGGCAATGTGTACACTTTATGTGTAGAGTCTTCCTTGAAAAGATCGTGTCTAGCTTTTAGAACTTCAAGATTCTCAGTTCCAGTCAGAGTATATGCAGTATGTGAAACGTCTTGATTACGAAGTTCACACGCAATGGATCCACTATCATACCCACTTGATAGTCCAATAAAGATCTTCTCACGACAGTTTTCTGTTCTCTTACGAATAGAGTTAGCAAATGCTTCGTTCCAATCATCAAAAGAATTTTTTGTTTGATCTAGATTAAAATCAAACAAAGTACCTTTGTCTTCAATAAAATACTGCCTAATATTTGTATCAAACCCAATGAGCATTCTGGTGTTAGCAGGAATCTTCTTTGGTTCTTTGAATCCAAGTTCTAGTAGCGCAGACTCATATGTAGCTACACCAATCTCACCATCCTCTATACACCACCACAGTGGTTTAGTCGCAAACACATCAGTTGATAGTATAATCTTTTGATTCTTATAGTCAACCAGACACATAGCAAATTCACCATCCAAATGTCTAGGCATTCGAAACCCATACTGGAAATAACGAGGAATGATTATATTACCGTCGCTATCATATCCATGAGCATTATAGATCTCTCCGTTGTACACGACTACAACTTCACGTTCTTCATCCACAAAAGGCTGTGGAGTAAACTTACCTGTGATACTGAGTAAGTTATGCATAAAGAAATAACCCCCGACCTCAATCAGGTTTGTCGTGTCAGGACCACGGCGCACCATTAAGTGATTGGAATCAGAAGTTGGTTCTTTACTTGAAAAAATGAAACTACACATTAAAAAAGTCGTGTACTCTACGGTGATTTGAGTTTCTAATCTGGGGAAGAATGCTATTACGCATGATTCCATTCGCATTACCAGGCATGATAGCAGGAGTGATATCATGTAGAGTCATCGCAAACGGAAGACTCAGTTGGTCCCTAGAAGAATACTTGCAGATCAACTCCCACCAGGTTAGCATAAGTGCTTGGATTTGTCCAGTGTTTCTCTGGATTCTACATGGCAACTCATACAATCCATTGTTCCTAGGATAAGAAGTTGATTCATAGAAGTTCATTTGAGACTGAACATTATATCCTTTATCAAACTTCACTCCTTGAATAATATCTCCTTCATCATATACACAATCACGTTCAGGATGTTTGAACAATGCGATGTCAGAATCCTTCAAATACATCTCAATAATCTGGTTGGGATTCATTCCAACCATGTGAGTAGAGTCAATCCAAATATAGTAATCGTATCCAGGTAGAAAGAGATGAGGAAGAATCTTAAAAATCTTCGCATGTCTACGATCCATGTACTGCTTATCGATGCTCCATTGTGGGACACCATGATAACTCCACATAGTCTCAGTAGGAAGTTCCGTTTCAGAATCAAGGTCAACGAAGGCGTGATAATCTACACCTTCAAATACACTTTGCTCAATTGGTAAACCTGCACCAACTGATGCTGTTACAACGGCAATTTTATTCATAATCTAATCCAATCACGATTGCTAGGAATAAGATCTTTGGTATCATGACTTGCATATGCAGGTCCAAACCAGTTTACTGGGGATACCAGAGGGCGAGTACGTTCCTGTTGAAGGAATCCACCCCACCATGATAGTGAACTATTAGCGGTGATACCACCATCGCATAGAGACATAAGACAGAGATCAACAAAAGGAACAAGAGCACCATCTTCATGTTGTTCAGTAGACTCAGAGAAATTAAAACGATCAGCAGAGAAGAACTCTTGCTCCTTACACCAGTTAATAGAATCTGAGAAAACAATGACAGGTACATTTGCATCAAACTTACTCAGAGCCTGCTCATAGTATTCCAGAGTTTGAACAGGATGTTGATCTTGTAGGTTCACATATGCCCACTTGAATCCACGTTTGTCTGCAAGATTAGGATCACCACGACGAACATGTAGCATGATGGGACGTTGATCAAAACTCTCCATCATTTCTTTGCATGGTTCAAGAATACCTTTCTTAAACTCAAAGTCTTGACGAATGTCGTTCTCAATATCTTGCCAATACCTCATTGTCTGATAGAAACCATAAAGGTTTACACCATCAGGAAGTTCATTATATAACCCTTCATTGAAATGAAACTGTCCCTCTTGTGCATACTGCTCAGAAGGATGGAATCCAATGTTTCTATCAGAGACATTGGTCAGTTTAAAACAATCATGAATAGCATAATTATCTACACTATCATATGGAGGTGGGAACATAAAATCAAACCCACGATGTGCTGCAATACCACGTAGAGCAGCATACTGGAACATCTGATTGCCTAGGCGGCCGTTGTTACCTAGTCCGTTATATCCAATACTCATTCTCTTTCTTCCCTCATTTGATTAAAGACCTTTGCAATACCTTGTTGAATAGTAGTCTTCGGCAACCACCATCCAGTGATATAAGTGTTTGCTTCATTCTTTTTGTTTTGTTGGACAGTATCCTTTGCTTCTGCTGGTTTAAAGTGTACTTCTTTATTAATCATGTTGAATTGTCCCATGATGATTTGAGCAACATCTTTAATAGATTCAGATCTAAACGATGTGATGTGTAGTTCATCATCGATCTTGAAGTTGGAGAAGGAGTTCATCACTTCTTCAAGTGCTTCACAACAATCCTCAGCGTAAAGAAACTGACGTTCCTCAGTGCCGTCAGTCAACATCTCAATAGTGCCACCATTTTCAACCTCAAATCCCTTACGAATGAAGTCAGTAATGACGTGAGACTTCTCTTCATCATATTCGATACCATACACGTTCCAGAACTTGACAGTAAGTCCTTTCAATGAACGAGTATACAATTCACCAACACGTTTCAATACACCATAGGGAGAGTAACTCATGTTACTCATCTGAGATGATGCAAACACGAAAGGTTTCTTATACTTCTCCAAAAAACCAAACGTTTGTGCCATCAACCTAGTGTTATTGTTAATGAAGTCAAACGTATGCTGATACTTAGCAAGATAACGTGATCCACCTACATCAAATGCAAGGAAGAAAACAAAATCACTGTCTTCAATTTTTCTTTCAAGAACTTGGTTTGGAAAATATGTCATATCTTCCAAAGGACTTCTCACAATGTCATGTTCATATACCTTGTAACCTTTGTCACGAAGATACGTGGTCAAGTAGGCACCAATTTGCCCACTTGATCCAAGCACAGTTACTGTTTTCATACTGCTACGTGAAATACTTCTTTGTTTTTAAGTTCAATTTGACCCTCAATCCATTCAAAGGTCTGAGCAATACCATCTTCTAGGCTAGTGCTAAAATCCCATCCAAGTTTCTCACGAATTAAATCGTTGTTAGAGTTGCGACCACGTACACCCAAAGGTCCATCAATGTGTTCAATATTGATGGTCTTACCAGCAACCTTAGCAACAGTCTCAACAAGATGATTAATAGATACCATCTCCTCAGAACCAATGTTCACAGGTCCCAAGAAGTCAGACTTCATCAGGCGACGGGTGGCTTCGATACATTCATCAATAAAGAGGAATGAACGAGTCTGTTCACCATCACCCCATACCTCAATTGTACCACCATCCTCAGCATATGCAACCTTACGGCACATAGCAGCAGGAGACTTCTCCTTACCACCATCCCACGTGCTATCAGGACCATAGATGTTATGAAAGCGAGCAATCCTAACAGGAATGCCATGGTTGCGATTGAACGTCAGATACAGACGTTCAGAGAACAACTTCTCCCAACCATATTCAGAGTCAGGACCAGCAGGATATGCATCAGATTCTCTCAATCCAGGATTATCTGTTTCTTCCTGAGCATACTCAGGGTACATACAGGCAGAGGAGGAGTAAAAGATTTTGGTTTTATTTACTTCTTTCGTTTGGTTGAGAACGAGTTGTGCTTTTAGGATATTCAGATTCACTGTGGCAGAATTATACATGACCTCAGAGTCATTATCGCCACTGAAAATATATCCAGCGCCACCCATGTCGGCAGCGTATTGATAAATTTCATCAAAGGGTTCTTGAAAATTTTCAGGAGTTTGATGATAGAAGTTGCCCTGTTCACCAGAGAAAAGAATTACCCTCTCAACAAACTTTTGATCAGTAAGATTGCCAACAATAAATTCATCAGCAGCAGTGTCAGAGTATTCTGGACGTTTGGTATCAACACCACGTACCCAGTATCCTTCATTCTTCAAACGACGGACCATGTGACTGCCGATGAAACCACCAGCACCACATACAAGTGCAGTTTTAGTCATGATTGTCTATGTAATCCTCAATAGTTTTTCTTACGCGAGCATGAAAATCCCAATACTGCTTGGACTTTTCATAGTTTTCTGTTATAACTTCTACATGACTATCATAAATCTTTTCATCAAGATTGTCAAGGATATCTTTAAGTTCTTCGATGGTATTAAAGATAATCATGCCATCGGTGTTGAAATAATCACCGATGTTGGATGCACCCCAGTAAATAGGAATGGTCTTAGAGGCAAAACAGTCGATCAATTTCTCTGTGATCCAGCTGTTTCGTTGTTCGTTCTCTACGACTATATGATATTTAGCAGTCTCGAACAAATAGTTCTTGTTCGGTGTTCGCGGTGGTGATCTATGTTTAATAATGGAAAATCCATTCAGATTATCCACATCTCCAAGACCTTCCCATATCTGTTGTCGTAGTTGATGACCTGGTGCATATCCCTTATCGCTAGTATTAAAGGAGATGGTCTTTAATTTATCAACATCTTGATAAGTATTCCAATCAATCCAACAACATCCAAAAATAAATTTACGTGCGTTAGGAAGATCAAGGAGATCCTCCCTCCATGTCAGAATCAGATCCCAGGATTGATAGTATTCTCTTACTTGTTCTGAAATGTCAATAATAGATGGAGGTTCACATAGAACCAAAACATTTAAATCACATTCAAGTTTAAATGAAATGGAGTCATATGCAATATGAACTCTCTTTTTATATTGACCATCCGATGATAAACCACCAGTACATTCTACATCATACATGTTGACTCAGCAATTGATTAATATACTCAACAGCATTATTTAACTCAGCAAAATGAACACCAATCTGTTGAATCACAGGGTGCTCATGAATGTATGGATCATCCGAAACAATTACTACTGGTTTATTGTGAGCATGAGCCCATGCAATCTCACAAATTGTTCCATAAGAACAACGTCTGTCGCTGATACATTTTGGAAGGTATGCAAGTGTAACATCACACTCTGCTACATCATACTTATTTTGTGTGATAATAGCAGAAGCAAAGGTACTGTCAATTTTAACAGGAGAAATTGCTTTGATACCATTTCCCAGTGAAAGAGTTGCTGACTGTCTCCATACAAGCACCTCATCATCAGTACATCCCTCTATGGGACCCGCAAGATATACCTTACACACTTACTTCTTCCATGATAGTTTTAAGTTTATCAATTTGTTGAAAATTAACGAACTGACTATTACCAACATACAATCCATTCTCATGGAGATAATCTACGTTAGATTTTTCACGTCCAGTGCATAAACTATATTTCTTAAATGCAGGATGACGTAACAAATTACCACTGATAATAGGGCGATACTCAATTTCATTCTTACGGAGCAATGCCTTTAATAGTTTTATATTACCTTCAATAGGAATGATTGGGAATGAAAAACTACTATTCTTGATTTGATACTCAGGAATCATGTAGCTGCTCAGAGATGGATAGAGAAGGGTATCGTAGTAATACTGATAATTTTCTCTACGAATTTTGATATTCTCATCCAATCGATTGAGTTGTGCCTGTCCCAGAACAGCACAAATTTCATGATTGCGGAAGTTGAATCCATCAGTCATAAACAAAAATGCTGGATCAATATCCGGATTCGCTTTCTTATACTCATCAAAGAAACCAGGTGAACCCTCACGTGCCATACCATGACTACGTTTTAGTCTCATCACTTCATAAAGTTCAGTATTGTTTGTGCATACCATGCCACCTTCGATGGTGGTCATGTGATGTCCAAAGTAAAAACTAAATGAGGAAGCAATAGAATTACTACCACGTTTTTCGCCATGTGGACCTTCTACCCCATGAGATTCACATACATCTTCTAGGATTAAAGCATCAGGGAAGATACTACGAATAGTTTCTAGTGGTGCAGAAAGACCAATCAGGTGAGTAACAAAGACTGCTTTAATGTCTGGGTGTTGATCAGCAACATACTGCAACTCATCAACATCAAAAGAAAAATTGCGTAGGTTAATATCACAGAAGATAGGTTGCAGACCTGCTTGAATTACAGGTGCGACATTGGTCATCCAGGTAGTAGCAGGAACAAGAACTTTGTCACCGTTCTTCAATCCATAATACTCTTTGACAGATTCAATGATCAAAGAATTAGCAGTGCTACCGCTAGAAACATACAAGGAATGATTGACTCCCAACCATTCAGACCATTGCTTTTCAAACTTACGAACTTGTGGTCCATTTGTGAACCGACCTGTGGTCATTACAAATGCTGCCATCTTGACACGATCAGAAAATGTGATCGTGTTCTCCATCAAAGGCCAATACATCACTTATTCTCCAATTTAAAGTATTCATAGGTCAGATAAAGACCGCGATCCAAACTAATTTTGGGTTTCCACCCGAGAGTATTCAATTTACTGGTGTCAAGAAGACGTTGTTTCATACCCTCAGGTTTGCTGGTGTCCCATTTAATTCCACCCTCATATTCTACCACATCCACGATGTGTGCGACAAGCTCTTTGATAGAAATATCACGTCCAACACCAACGTTTATAATCTCACTATCATCATAGTTCTTCATGAGAAAAATCAAAGCATCTGCAAGATCTTCAACATAAACAAACTCACGTCTTGCTGATCCAGTTCCCCAACATTCAATCGATTCCGATTTAGATTGTTTTGCAAGATGAAATCTATGAAGCAATCCAGCAATCACATGGCTGGTCTCTGGATTAAAATTATCCATAGGACCATAGACATTCGATGGTTGAGCACAAATAAAATTAGTGTTATACTGTTTATTATATGCTTGACATAGTTTGATACCAGCAATCTTAGCAATAGAATATGCTTCGTTAGTCGGTTCCAAGTATCCAGAGAGGAGATACTCTTCTTTGATTGGTTGATCACATTGTTTTGGATAGATGCAAGCAGATCCAAGGAACAAAAGTTTCTTAACTTTTACTTTGTGGGCAGCAGAAATAACACTGTTCTGAATCTTCAAGTTATCTTGGAGAAACTGAACAGGATGATTGATATTATCTTTAATACCACCACATTTTGCAGCTGCTAGAAATACATAATCTGGTTTGGTCTTCTTAAAAAATTCATAAGTCAGATCTTCATCCCTAAGATCAAGGTCTCGATGTGGGATGTAGTATACATTTTTGTATCCCTGCTCTCGTAAAGAACGAACAATTGCTGATCCCACAAGACCTTTGTGACCAGCAACAAAAATATTATCAGTCGTATGCATAGCGACTAAACCCTCCTTTTGCTAGGTATTCCTCACGATTTGCAAAATCAACGTCTTTCCTTACCATCTCTCCGACCATCTCTTCGATAGTTATCTCAGGATACCACCCAAGTTCTTTACGTGCCTTGGTAGAATCTCCAAGAAGAGTCTCTACCTCAGCATCTCGGAAGTAACGGGGACTCACTTCAATAACTTTCTTTCCACTTTTGACATCAACAGCGTATTCATTGACTCCTTTACCCTGCCAATAAAGTGACATTCCAAGTTCATTGGCAGTCAGGTCACAAAACTCACGAACAGTGATCTGTTGCATAGTGGAAATCACATAGTCATCAGGATTATCCTGTTGCAACATCAACCACATGGCACGGACATAATCTTTTGCATGTCCCCAGTCACGTTTAGCATCCAGATTACCCAGTTTAAGGGTCTTCAACATGCCCATGTTCACACGGGTAAGGTCACGGGTGATCTTACGAGTCACAAATGTCTCACCACGACGAGGAGACTCATGATTAAACAAGATACCAGAGCAGGCAAACATACCATAGGACTCACGGTAATTTTTTACAATCCAGTGAGCATACAATTTTGCTACACCATAAGGTGACCGTGGATAGAAAGGAGTTGTCTCAGACTGAGGGTTCTCCTGCACCAAACCATACATCTCAGATGTTGATGCCTGGTAGAACTTTACCTTGTTCTGCATACCAAGGATACGCAAAGCTTCAAGTATCCTAAGAGTGCCGATAGCATCACTATTAGCAGTGTATTCTGGTGTTTCAAATGACACTTTTACATGACTCTGAGCTCCAAGATTGTAGATCTCATCAGGTTGAACCAATTGAATGATTCGGATGAGATTTGTTGCATCAGTCAGATCACCATAATGCATGGTGAAGTCTTTGCTTGTGTTAAAGATATGATTTACACGATCAGTATTGAAAGAAGAACTCCTTCGTTTGATTCCATGCACTTCATATCCCTTTGATAGAAGCAACTCAGCAAGGTAAGAACCATCTTGCCCAGTCACTCCTGTAATTAGTGCTCTCTTCATACAATTAACCTAACGTCCTCATCATTACCAACTGTGTTGTAATTCTCTTCTGGAATTATACCATCATCACTGATCCTGACGCAATACCCATGAAGGTAATTTCCGCCATCATCATCAGTTCCTAAGTTACAGTAGATATTATCTTCATCAAAAAATAAATCTTCGATAGATTCAATTTTTCTTTCGGACATGCCTTTACCATATCCGATGCCAGTATTTAGATTACTCTTTTCAAAGTGACCGAACCCATCATCCTTATATTTGGTAGGGTCAAGATCAAAAACCTTGTAGTGGAAGTATGTTGGTTTAATCTTTGCAATATTATCTCTATTAATCGGTTGAATTCTACCAGCAACCGCATTGTCAGACCAGGGAATTTGATGAGTCCAAACCTCATCACCCGAATACCTAAACATTCTAGGTTCACAACATGTTTTATTGTTGTCTCTATGCCAAAAATGTCTAAACACTTCGGTAGGATTATATGTTCCTTCCTCAATACCCTTTAAATATTTTTCTTTCTCTGAGGGGTGAGGGAGAATGTTAAGTTGATTCCATGCAATCACATTATGAAATGCACCAGGAACCATATCAACAATCTCTCTTGGGTCATGATAGACCCACTCATCGGGCATGAAACAAGCTATCCAATCACCAGGTGTCAGATAGGGTTTCAACAAATTGAACGCTGCTTCACGCAAATACTGTTCATGAAATGGTTTTTCCTCGGTAGGTTCCGGGTCTTTGGTATACAAGATACCATACTTTTCACACACTCTCTGTGTGAAATCACCATCAGATCCATCTACAATAGAAATTTTATCAAAAACATTGATATGTTTCTTGACCCAGTGCTCAATGATGAGATCATCATTGCGAGTCATCACAATACAGTATACTTTTTGCATTTTATGGTTCAATTCGTAATATGCTCGCCACCTAATTTTTAAATAGAATTAGGAAACTAAGCGGATGTAGCGCACCACTTGCTCTTTACACGGAAGCAAGAAACCGTATCCTAATCAGATATTAGTTTTTGCATATTGATACCAATCATACAGTTCTTCAATTTTAGCAGCAAGTTCAGGAGTGATCCCAGCACCACCGCCATCGCACTTTGCATGTGCCTTTGATTCTAGTGCTTGGAGTCTAGATTCAACTTCAACATCATACTTTGACATTGCTGCACCGGATGCAGACTTAGCTGCTTTTCCTGAGTTAAATTGTTGAGACATTTTGACAAAAGTGTTTTCTACTTTTCTATTTAGTAACGACCTACCGAGTCTGTAACATAACAAGGCCCACCTTGCGGATCTAACCACTTGGGATATTCAGGGTCTTCAATTGCTAAAAGCAACTGATCTGCATTGTCGAACAGATAGATGTCTGAGTAGGTTTTAGTATACTCATTTGCTTTCTGCAAACGCAGATCAGGAAGACCGTTGAGTTGAATATAACCCCTTTGTACAAAACGATAAGGAAATCTTTCGTGAATAACAATGGTTTTTGTTGAGGCAACTGACTTAGAATCTAGATCGTTCATCAGTTTTTCCCCAGGTCTTGTGCTAGACATTTGACTAATGTGCCATAGTCATTAGCATCATCGTAGAATTGTATTCCTTCATTAGCATAATACCTAACAATTTTCTTGTAGAGCTTAGGATTTTTAAGATCAAGAAAAACAGATCCTTCCACGGTCTCTTCTAGAAGGGGAAGATACTTACGAAACTTTTCGGAGACAGACATTGGTCTTTTGATTTGCCTTAGTATTTTACAGTAAAAAAGAGAACCTGTCAACCCTAGAAGGACGCTCTCTCAATGTCAATTGGAATTGCTCTGTTGTCTTCGAGTGGTTCATATAAAGAGTCTGCATTCTGTTCTATATCGGTAATGGCAAATACTTCTCCCTCTGCCATACGTCTCATATACTCATCATAGTTTGCACGAAACTCTGCAATAGTAATTTCCATGAATCTTTTTATCTTATATAGATGCCATCTCTTTCATGTAAATAAACTGCTCATTCAAATTATAAAAAAGCCTACGATTTTCTGTCTGAACATAGTATCCAGTTATTTCCTTTCCATCATCTGTCCACCCATATCCCAACACTGATTCACAGACATTGTTGATACAAAATTTTGTCTTTCCATCCAGGTAGTGATGGTAACGGGCGTCCAAATTAATCATCGTACCTCGAAGTTAAGTTTACGGATCTTGCGTTTGCGTCGATCCTCTTGGTATTGTAAGTCCTGATTTGTCAGGACATCCTGATTATTTACACTTTTTTCAGAATTAATTAATAAAACTTTACTTAAATCAACTGCTGACACCTTATCACCTCTCAGTGTGGTCATATTTGGGCATCCACAGCATTGAAGCTTGGTGCTTTCATGTAACTCTACGTTACAATCTTTACATCTTACAGTAATCATGATTCATTTATTGAAACTAAGTGTAATCCTTGGACCATGTACAATTGGTTTATGATAGACACCGGCCGGTATGAACAAACTATGTCCCGGTTTTACTCTAATAATTTGACTGTTTTCAAATTCATATGACACCTCTCCGACTGACTGAACTATCAGTACATCAACGTCATCACAGTGACTACCAAAGCAGTTACTAGTCTCACTGAAAGAAACGTAAATGTGAAGGTTATCATATTCTTTTACAGAATCAAATACTTTCTTAATCGATCCGGGATAAAAATTATTGCGGCAGACAAAAGTTGGTGACCCCTTATACAATCTCCCTTCGTCAATGAGTATACAGGTATCTGTTTTAAATCCGTCAGATATTTTATGTATAACATCTTCCCACTCTACACAAACAGACGCTGGTGTAAAGTGAGACTTGCGATGCACTACTTGCATCATACAAAATTTATATCTTTTGCATCTTTCTCAAAGATTTCCATACCCTTGTCAGTGAGAATGTGATCGTACATTTGATCAAATACTTTTGGTGGCATTGTACAAATCTGAGCACCATTGTACCAAGATCTAATAGCACGTTGAACACTACGGATTGAAGCAGAAAGAATCTGAGTTTTGATTCCATGAATACGATATAGTTCAGAGATAGAACGTACAACTTCCAGACCTGCTACTGACTGGTCGTCTAAGCGTCCTACAAAGGGTGAGACATATGTTGCCCCTGCCTTTGCTGCTAGGACTGCCTGAGCAGCGCAGAAGATCAGTGTGACATTAACTGAAATCCCTTGTTCAGATAATCTCTTACAGGCTCCCAATCCCTCACGGGTCATTGGTACTTTGATGGTTGCAACATCACCAAACTTATGGGCGAGTCTATGTCCTTCAATATACATCTCACTCTCAGTACCCATCACCTCCATACTGATATCCTTGACACCAATATTTTTAATCTGTTGATATACAACCTCAGGGTTACAACCACTCCTTGCAATCAATGTAGGGTTAGTAGTTACACCATCTACCAGACCAGTATCAAAATACTCTCTGATGGCATGTACATCAGCGGTGTCTAAAAAGATTTTCATTACGACGTTTTTTTAATTTATATAGTAAAACCAACAGGCTCACCAGGAATCGAACCTGGGATAACCGCTTAGAAGGCGGTGGTTATATCCGCTTAACTATGAGCCCAAGTGGTAGTTCCTATCGCCGCTAACCCTGAACCACCAAGGAGGTTACCGCAGTTGATTTCTCAACCATTAGAGTATAGCATACTCTATAATGTTCGTCAAGCTACTAAGATGTCCCATCAAACCTGACAAACAAGAGTCTACATGTATTTAAAGGTCTTGTCAAGGATTTTTGCTTCTAAATACCTATACATACCCTTATCGGTTTATCTATGAATAGGTTTCTACCTTTCATAATGTTACTGATGACAGCACCAGCAGCAAATGCAGGTGCCCTTACACATAAATTATCTTCCAGTGTTCAACTAACCGTTGATGCTGCTGCAACCAATGTCACAAGACTTGGTTCAACTTTCAGTATTTCAGGCAACGGCGTAGATACTACTGACGGAACAACAGTCAATACAATTTCTACTGGCGCAATTAGTAGTGGAGTTTATGCTCCGGGTACAATTGCTGCCACTCAAAATACTGCGGGAAATGCTTTTAGTTTCTCTCAGTCTTATACGGCAGGTGATGCAATCCCAGCAGCAGCAGTCACTGTTGGTGATGTAGAAAACTTCGGTAACATTACATCTACAACAGCAGGAACTGCTGGTAGTCTAGCTGGTACTCTCGGAACTACTGGTGCTATTACTTTAACGGCTGGTGGTGCTGGTACAAATGCTACCGGACAATTTGTTAGTGAACTCACAATTATACACTAAATAAATGGAGGTCAGAAATCATGACTTCTGGAAAGACAATCATATATATTGTGATGTCTGCGGTGGGAGTAAGTCTTATTCCTGCCGCTGCCCTGGCCGTACCGGTGGTTCCAAACTTCACCCAGGGCTCAATGACGAGTCACACAGAGACAACATCAAAGGTGACTGAAACGATTAACTCAATAGATTATGCAACAGGATGGCAATATTCAGTATCGGGAACAAACGTGACCAACGGGGGGCAATCCCTCAGTCCGAACCCAACGACAAACTCAGTGATAGTGAATCCATTAGGAGGAACAGAGGGGC